GAATGTAAATACTTTTATGCGTATAAAGACGCTTCTAGGCAATTGAAAATAGACAAAGGTTCTATACGATACGCTTTTAAATTCAAAAATGGTAGATGCGATAAAATTAAAGCAACCTTTGTTAAAATAACAGAAGAAGAATATAAGAACAAAACTAAAAAATAGGAGGAATTAATTATGGCATGTGGAAGTAAAAAAGGCGGAAGCAAGAAAGGTGGTAAAACTGGTAAAACAGGTAAGTAATTATGAAAAAGCTGTTAAATAAAATTAAAAATGCAGCTTTATGGGTTTGGCAAGCCCCACAGAACATTGTGGGGCTTATAACCTATAACTGCTATAAAGGTTATGAAATCTGTACTAAAGAAACTTGCGGAGAAGATATCAAGTGTAAGCTCAGTATTAAAATGTCTGGCGGTATTACTCTTGGTCAGTATATTATACTCAATAATATTAGTCATCTCAATCACGAATTGGGTCACACAAAACAATCTGAAATCTTAGGTCCGTTATATTTGCTTGTAATAGGTTTACCAAGTTTATTGCACGCGTGGGTTCACCCTGTGTTATGTAAGAATAAAAATTATTACCACTTCTTTACAGAGATGTGGGCTAATAAACTAATGGGTATTGAAAAATGAAATGGTCAGATCTAACATTAAAAGAGCGTAAACAAATATATGATACTGTTAGAGCTGAAAACCCCAATGCTAGCTATTTTGACATTAGAGAACAATTTGATAATATTCCAGTATACCAAGACGGTGGTAAAAAGGTTAACCTACCAAAAGAATTAGGACGTACTCCGGGTACTCCAGAGTATTACAAGAGACAACAGCAAATATCGGGTAGAGCAGAATTAGTTCAACCTGAAGTATATGTAACTCCTGCAGGTTATATAAAAGATGCGATTACTACTGCAGAAGAACTAGAAAAAGGTAATTACGGTAATGCGGCAATAAGCACCTTGATGAATTTTATTCCTTGGGGTATTGGAAAAGGGTTAAAGAAATTAAAATCTAGAGTAGTTGTTGCACTGAACAATCCTATTGAAATTCGTAGTAGTGTATTTGATGAGCCGGCTTCCACTTTAACAAGTAAAACTCGTAAATCAAAAAGTAAGAAAGTCAAAGAAGAGAGTGATTATGATTCTGAATTTTCTGAAGTAATAAGACGGGATAGAAATATCAAGAAATATGAAAATGAAATCAGTAGAACCATAGAAGATGCTGTATTCCCTGATGACAAGACTTATGAAATAATGAAAAAAGTTGATGCTGGATATGGCACCGATTACATTGACGCATGTAAAAGAATAGCTGCAAGAGATATGACTAACCGTGGCAAGTATATCAAATATGAGGAATTGCCAGATAATAAAAACGCAAAGATTAGCAGAATACGCCCGTTGCAAGATTTTGCTCCAGATGTAGATGATTATGCTATTACGATTGATCCACTGCAATATTTACCAGGTACAGCAAATCACGAATTAGGTCATTTGGCAGATCAATTAGCAGCAGATGCTGACAATCGTTATTTGACTTACTTGCTAGATGAAAGTAATGTCATGGGTCCAGGAGAATTAAAAAGCAAAGGCATTGAGATTAGTCCAAACATGCAAGCTTATTTTTTAGATCCTAGTGAATCAAAATCTCACATGCTACATTTGAAAAGAGCTTTGATAAACGAAGGTAAAATACAAAATTGGGGTTCAAACGTTGATCAAAACATTATTGAAGACTTTTTATTTGATCCTAGAAATACAGGTGTTGTTAATAATGCCAATAAGTTGCAATACAACATGTATAGAAATAAATCTAGATTTGTAGATAGGATAAATAACTTAACTCCAATGGAATTTATTACTCCATTACTATTACCTGTTGCCGGATATGAAACAAATAAAGAATAATCAATATGGAAGAAATTTATCCCTTGTATCCAATACCAACTTATAAAGATGGTGGAATACACATAAAGAAGAAAAATAAAGGTAAGTTTAACGCTCTTAAGAAGAGAACAGGTAAAAGTACTGAAGAATTAACTCATAGTAAAAATCCTTTAACACGCAAAAGAGCTATATTTGCGCAAAATGCTGCTAAATGGAATAAAAGTAAAAAGAAAAAATAATCTAATTAATTATAATTATGGATAACAATAGTAACGATACACTATTTGGATTTGAAGCAATATCTAACATGTTCGTAGAAGATCATTCTAACACGACTACAATTACTCCTACTCCGGATGATCCAGATACAATGACTGATGAGGAATTAGAAGAACTGAAAAAACAATCAGCAAAAGCTAGACCCGTTACTCCAGGTTCTAAAAATAAGAAGCAGGAATCTGAAGAAGAAGATATTGACACCAATGATACAGAAGACACTGACGATGTTGATGACGTTGATGATGACAAAACAAAAAACAAAAAATCTAAAAAGATTGAAGAAGACGATACAGAAGATAACGACGATGTTGATGATGAAGACGTTGACGAAGAAGAATCTTCTAAAGTCACAGCATTGTTTGATGCTATTGCTGAAGAATTGGAATGGGAATTTGATGACGATGAAAAAGAAGAGAAACCCAAGACTGTAGAGGAATTAGTTAATTATTTTAAAGAAGTCATTAAGGAGCAGTCTGTTCCCCAGTATGCTAACGAAGATGTGGCTAAATTGGATGAATTTGTACGTAATGGGGGCGATTTGAATGATTATTTCACTCTTACTCCAGAAATTGATTACGAAAACTTTGATACTACAATTGAAAGTAATCAGAAGCAGATTGTTAAAATATTATTAACTGAAAAAGGTTATAATGAAAAACAAATCGCTCGAAAAATCGAAAAATATGAGGATGCTGGTATCTTAGAAGACGAAGCAGAAGATGCTCTAGAGGCAATGAAGGAGATAGAAGAGACTAAAAAGGAACAGCTATTAGAAGATCAGAGAAAGCAGCACGAGCAAATGGTAGCTCGTCAACAAAAATTTGTTGATGACGTTGTCAGTGAAATAAACGCTATGGAGGATGTTCGTGGAATTAAAGTTCCTGAAAAAGATAAAAAAGCTTTGCTTGCGTACATATTCAAAGCAGATGCTAATGGTAAAACTCAATATCAAAAGGACTATTCAAAAAGCGTTAAAAATTTAATAGAGTCCGCCTATTTTACAATGAAGGGCGACACTTTACTTGATACTGCTAAGAAAATGGGTACTAGCTCAGCTATTAAAAATCTGAAACAAAGTCTCAGATCTACAGGTGTTAGTAAAGGTACAAGAAGAATCAATACCAACTCCTCTAACTCTATATTTAGTCGCGCAGTACAACTACTTTAATTAAAATAAATTTTTACTAATATTTATGGATAACGGAATTTTAAATAATTTACAGGTCGGTAGAGGTAAATGGTTTTCAGATCTTGTAGATGAAAACATGATTTCAAATGCAATGTTAACTAGACCGTACGAAGTAACACGTGTTATTTCTTATGTATTTGGTTCTAAAGATGATGGTTATAGTACGTCTTTGGACGCCATTACTGGTGGTCTTGGTAATGTAATGACAATTGATCAGAGAGATTACGAATGGAACGTAATGATCGATACCGATAGAGCTGTAACTATTCGTTCTGCAAAGTGGAATGGACAAGAAATTACTGCCGCTAATGCAGATACAGTTATGGCAGGTTTGGGTAATACACCCATAATGCTCTGGCTCGAGGACAAATGGTTTGGTCCGGGTGCTATTTTGGAATTCGATGACAGAAACTATCAGGTACGTGTATCTGGTGCACCTTATCAGGATGGTAACGAATGGGTTTATACTTGTTTCATTGCTGATGGACAATCTAGTTCTTATATTCCTGGTGAATATTTAGTATCTGGTCATCAGGTTTCTCGTCTGGCTTCTGCTTATGAAGAATACAGCGAAGAAGGTGATATCCTGAACTATAATACTCATTTCAAGATGAGAAACTTTTTGTTTACAACTCGTCTGGATTATGATATTACAGGTACAGCTTATTCTACAGTATTGTGGATCGCTTTGAAAGATCCTAAAACAGGTAAAACTTCTTACTTGTGGTCTGATTATCAGGAATGGAAAGCCATGAGAGAATGGTCTAAGAGATGTGAACGTATGTTGGTTTACTCTAAGAGTAACGTAAACAAAGATGGTTCTACTTCATTACTGGGTACAAATGGTCGTCCGGTATACATTCCTGCAGGTTTGTTGCAGCAGATTGCTCCGTCTAATAGACGTTATTATACTGAATTGACAGCTGAACTGTTGGAAGACTTCTTGTTTGATCTGTCTTATAACATCTTAGGTACTAATGAACGTAAGTTTGTTGCATTGACTGGTGAAATGGGTATGAGAGAATTCGATAGAGTTTTGAAACAGAAAGCTGCTACTATGAATTTAATTGATACTAAGTTTGTAACTGGTTCGGGTCAGTCTTTGGTATTAGGTGGTCAGTTTATTACTTACAAAATGACTAATGGTATCGAATTGACATTGAAACATTTCCCGCTGTATGACGATACAACTTACAATCGTTTGTTACATCCGGTTTCTGGTAAACCGCTGGAATCTTATAGAATGACATTCTTGGATCTGGGTCGTAGAGATGGCAAATCTAACATCGTTAAGGTAGTTAGAAAAGGTCGTGAAATGGTAATCTGGAATACTTCAGGTTCTGTTGCTCCTGGTGCTGGTTATGGTAAGAATGCAAGTACGGTGAGAAGTAACGCGAAGGACGGTTACAGCGTACATCTTCTCGGTGAAATGGGAATCTGTCTTTTCGATCCTCGTGCATGTGGGGAGTTAGTGATGGATGTAGAATCCTAAGATTAGTTCAAATCAATTGGAACTTTTTATGGATGTTGACGTTATAATAGAAAATTAAATTCTATGAAAACGTACGAAGTCTATAAAATAACTAATAAATTAAATAATAAAATATATATAGGAATAACAAATCAGGGAGCTGGAGTAAGATATTATAAACATTTATCTGATGCTTTACACGGCTCCCCTTTTCCTATACATAATGCACTCCGAAAATACGGAAAAGAAAATTTCACATTAGAAATAATAGAATTATGTGAGACTTCTGAAATTCTTAAAGAACGAGAAAAATATTGGATAGCCTTTTACAATTCTACAAATAGAGAAATAGGATATAATATGACAGAAGGTGGTGATGGCACTTTTGGTCGATTACATTCTGAGGAAACCAAAGAAAAAATTAGACAAAAAGCTTTAGGTAGAAAAGCTTCAGAGGAAACTAAAAAGAAAATGTCACAAGTACATAAACAAAACTATTCTGAAGCACATAGAAAAGCGGTTGCAGAAAGTAATGCAAAACGTACAAAACATGTTTTAATATATGATTTAGATATGAATTTTATAAAAGAATGTGATAGCTTAAAGACAACAACTGAAGAATTCAAATTAAATAGAACTACACTAAATAAATATATAAAAAACAAAGAAGCTTATGGTAATTTCTTTTTTAGATTAAAAGAAGTCGCATAATAAAACAATAAGATTATGGAAGTAGTATTAAAATTCGCCCGAGTAAATCCGTGGGCTGGAATAGCTAAATATAAAAATTGTTACGATTATATTGGTACATATTGGACAAGAGCTGGTAATATTCATACAGGTTTAAGTGAAGAAGATGCTCGTAGACTTGAAAAAGCTATGGGTTATGAAGAAGGTCATTTAGCACCTACTAGTTCTTTTTGGAAAACTTATAGTGTAAGATTAGGAGCTAAAGATGTTTTCTTGCATACTGAAAAACCTGAAGATGAATTAGCGTATCTGTTTTTAAAAAATCATAAAAGAGTTGCAACTGGTTTAAGCAATATCAGACCTCAACATGATTATGTGTTAGTTAACACCGATGCGGAAGCAGAAGCCGCTAACAAACTTAATAAAATTAAACGTGAAGCATTTGCAGAATTTAATAAGATGTCTCTTGAAGAGATGCGTAAATGTTTGCGTATTTATGGTCATAAATCAGATAGCATTAGTAATGAATTAGTAGAAAGCAAGCTATTTGAACTGATTGAAAAAGATCCCCGTAAGTTCTTCTTACTGTGGATTGATAACAAAAATAAAGATACTCAATACGTTTTAGAAACTGCTATCAGTAAGAATGTAATTCGCAAGTCTAAAAACGTATATTATTATGGCACAGATGTCATTGGTAGAAGTCAAGATGATGCAATTAGTTTCTTAAAAGAGAAATCAAACCAGGACATTCTGATGGCAATCATGCAAGAAATTGAATCTAAGTAAACATGAGCATTAGTGAATTACATATAGCATTTAAAGTGGAAGCAGATAAAAATGCTGTTAATATTGGCATGTCTGGCTGTCCTTCTTTCTTACCTGAAGAAATAGATTATTGGTTATATACTGCATACTTGAGTAAGATAGCTACTAAATTCACAGGTAACAATACTATTAGAACTCCTTTTGAAGAAAATAGTAAACGTGTATCAGATCTTGAAGGTTTAGTAAAAACAGATAAAGGTTTAACATTACTTAGTGAAACTACTAATAATAAATTAACTCTTAATGATTTTAAATCTACTATTACTTATGGTAGTCAAACTCAAGATAAACGTATGTATTTTATTCAAGGTATATTACATTTTGGTAGTAAATTAGCTAATGTAAAACTAATAAGTCATGAAGATGCAATGAGGTTCTTAGAGACATATAATAATAAACCTTGGATAGAAGAACCTGTTGCTATACTAGAAGATAATAAGTTGATAGTGTTCGTGGATAGGGATCTTATGACAGGTCCCTATACTATCGACTTAACTTATCTAGCATATCCTAAAAGATTAAATAATCAAGATATTACTTCAGGTATGGATGAAATACCAGAGTATATGCAGTATGAAGTAGTTAAATTAGCTGCTGATATGGCATTAGAAAATATAGAATCACCAAGAGTTCAATCACATCCACAGTATGTGGCACAATTAGCAGAATAATATGAGTAGCAAGGAATGTCAAATGGAATTTGAGCGTAGGTTACAGTTAATAGATCCTACTCTTACTATAGAACAGAAACCCAATTCAGATCTTATATTTTCTATATTGAATGAAGCGCAAGATCGCTACGTGATGATGAATTATGTAGGTGATGATCAAATGGAAGTTGAAACTAATGCACAGACTAGAAATACAGATTCTATCAAAAGTTTATTAGTCGAAAAAGAACTTACGCAAAGTGGTGTTACATCAAATGGTGTTGCAAGATATAGATTACCTTATTCTACTACAGATGAATATTTTTTATACGTTCATTCAATAAGTAAAGTAAAAGGTACTTATAAGCAGTATACTACTGAAACTAAGGTAGATAATCAATTAGTAAAGTATAGAGATCTACCTAAGTTCATGAAAACTGCTTACAATACACCAATTGTAAGACAACCAGCAGTAGCGTTAGTATCTGACCCAATTACTAAATATATGTATATGGAAGTAGTAACAGATGCTTACACTACATTAAATGGTGTAGTTCTTACTTACTATAGAAAACCACTAAGATTTAACACTACCACAGGTGCTTCAAAGTGTGAATTACCTGAATCTATACATAATGAAATTGTTGACTTAGCAGTCAATATGTTTATAACTGAAGGCAAATATAGATTACAAACCAAACCATCTAACCAAAGTAATAATGAATAATCATGAAATTTATTGAATTACAAACTGCATTTGAAACCGAAATAGGTTTGCTTGATAACAATATTGAGAAACCAGTTACAGCAGATATTGAATATTGGTTAATGGCTGGTTTGGACAAATTTATTAAAACTAGGTATTCTGGTATTAACTACAAGCGTACAGCATTTGAACAGGATCAGAAAAGAATTGATGATCTTCGTACTCTTGTAACAAACAAAACATATCAGTTTACAACATTCCCAGAAGAACAAATAGTCACATTACCTACTGATTACATGTTTACTTTAGGAGAAACTGCAGTAATCTACAGTAATGATAACTGTTGGCCCAAAGGACCAAATGGTCAGCCTAGGACTAAGCACACAGATGTACTAGAAGCTACTATTGAAAATTTTGATAGACAAAGACAAAATACGTTATCAGAATACAGATTACATGGTAACTCTGCAAGACCTTTAAGATTGTATCAAGGTAATGAGATACATTTGTATACAGATGGGAATTATAATATAAAGAATTACATCCTCACTTATTTGAGGACCCCCAAACGGATTAGCCTAACCACAGCTCCTTTTGATGAATATGCAGATATGCCTGTATCTACACACCAGGAGATTGTAAAAATAGCGGCTGAATTATACTTAGAAAATAAGGCTAATCCAAGATATCAATCGTATATGAACGAAGTTTCAACAATGGAGTGATTATACGTTTTTAAATTCTTAGTTTAACCTAACGCGGAAACTTGAAACATAGGAGTAGAAGGGTTAAATACAGTTAAACTAGGATATCCGTTTAACTAAAAACAAATTAATATTATGTTACAGAAAGTCAATACTGTATTGATTGCTAAAACTGCACCGGCTACGTTTACTACAGCGGATGCTTTGGCAGATGGAGCTATTGCTCTTTTTAATGAAAATAAACAGATCTTAACTTCTGCTGCTGCAGCAGCTTCTGCAAAAGCTATCTATGTAGGTGTTTGCGAAGGTAAAGAAGATGTTTATAATCAGGCAGGTACGAAGAGTACTAAGTCTATTATCAGATTCTCTAAAGAGATTCAGAAAGGTTCTAATCCTACGTTGGTAGTTACTAGTTTTGCAGCAAAATCTGAAGATAAGATTGTTATTACTGCAACCTCTGTTACTCCGGAAGTTGGTCATCGTTATGTACTTCGTTTAGTTTATAATGATATTTATGAAGCTCCGGGTCAGTTTACTCATACTTATGAAGTAATTGCAAAGACTACAGCTCCTGCAGATTTGATGAGCGCTTTTGCAAAGAAAATTAACAAACACCAGGAAGCTAGAGTTACAGCTGCTGTAGCTGCCGCTGTTTTGACTTTGACTGCAAAAGAAATCCCGTACAATCAGGGTGTTACTTTGGATCATGGTTATACTCAGGTTTCTGTAGAAGCATTTATGTGGACAACAATTCCTTCTGGTTTGTTGAGTAACGCTATGTATCCAATTGCAAATCTTACAATTGCTAAAACTCAGGGTACACCTGGTAAAGGTAACGCATATATTGTTCGTGATCGTGAAAACGCTGCAATGGGTTACAGAGGTATCACACATAGAGCTAACGGCATTTATCCGTATATTGCTCCGGAATTCAGATCTGATCTGACTGCAGAGTATGATACTATTACTATGGAATGGGATAACAAATATTTGTCTGATGACAACCAGTACATCAAGACAACTCCGTTAGCAACTGAAATTTATGTAGTTAAAAATCAGATTACTACGAATGCTTTGTTCTTGAATATGATTAAGTCCTTTATTGCTGGAACAGACGTAACAGCATAATTAAAGTAATATTAACCATAGTTAAGGGATTGGGGAAGTTATCCCTAATCCCTTTTCTTTTTATATACGATTGATATGAATGAAATTAATGAATCTCTGTACTATGCAGAAATCAAATTGCTTACCAGGTATTGTCACAATTGCTTGGATAACAAAATGAAAGATAAAATCATGATGTTCTTATTCAAGAAAACTTTATATGAAGATGCTACTGCATTGAATCTTACAGAAGATGCGGATAGATATTATAAGGAAATGCTCAATTTACTTGATTTAAGAACATGTAATTGTACTATTAACGACTGTAAAACCTGTAAAAATGGATATTGCGAATTATGTAAATAAAGTTGGTGAACTAGTTAATCAGTCTACTAAGTACAATGTGGATTTAGATAGAACTTCTATTACCAATTTAATATTATTATTACATCTGGATAAGTTATCAAAGTGGGCAAATACTAAAATAGGCGATGAAGAGTTTCCCATTACTCAGGATGACGTAGATAAAATCATAGAATACATCAACTGTTTGAAAAAGCAGATTAATTTTTATCCAGACAAAGATATTGACGAAGATTGCATATTAACAGAAGTAGAAGAACATATAATTCAAGAGTAATATGAATAAAAAGATATCACAATTTGAGGTTACTACTTCTTTTGAAGATAATGACATTCTAACTCTTGTACAAGATAAAACTAATAAAATTATTCATAAGGATGATTTTGAAACTAGTTTATCTGGTACATTTGCTACTAATGAAAGAGTAGACAATATTGAAGAAGATGTAGCAAATCTTGATACAAAAGTAGACAACAACTATACAGATCTATCCAACAAAATCACAGAAGGTGATACAAATGTTACTAATAATCTTACTAGTAACATTACCAGCTATTATGATATATTAAATAATAAAATCATTACTCTTGAAAACAAACACGATAGTGATTTAACAGAAGTTAATGATACAGTACAAGGTTGGATAGATGATATTGCTAATAGATCTACTTTACAGCAACTACAAGATGCTTTAAATAGGTTAACTACTACTGAGAATCTTGTAACAGCTTTAGCAGAATTGATAGCTAATGGTGGTGGTAGCGGTACTGCTCCTGGTTTTCATACACAACCTACTAGTACTATATTTCCATTATCTGGTTACTATTATAATGGGGACACCAGTGATCTGGCCACAACGGATACTTTGAATCAAGCTTTATCAAAACTGGAAGGCAAAATAAAATCTGTAGAAGGTAGTATTGGTGGTGATACTAAATACATGATCACCAGTAATGACAGTACACAACCTACTGATGGAAACTTATACTCTGCTAAGCGATCTGATTTAAATTACATATCTAAGAAAACAGATGATACCGCAAAAGGTTATATCAAGTTCTTAAAAGGTATACAAGGTGGACAAACTTTTAGAGAAGGTTTCCTCGGAGAAGGTGCTAGTCTGTGGCCCATTAATGGTAGATGGAAATTAGAAGTAGACGATTTATTTGTTAGAGGTAGAATGACAGTCAATGAACTACTTGTAAATGAAATAAAAGCTACAGGTGGTGATATTCTTGTATCTGTTGCAGATCTAGAGATATTAGATGTGTCTACTACAGACAACAATGATTACAAGTGTACTTTTGACACACAGGACGGAACCGTTAGAAATCCGTTTGTAGTTGGAGACCAAGCTATATGCCAAATATTTGACGGGCAGAACGTAAAGAGATACTGGCGTATGGTTTCTGAAGTAGGTGAAGACTACGTGGTATTATCAGATTCTGTATGTGAACCTGGTAGTTCTGTACCAGAACCAAAGGATAAAATCATTCAATTGGGTAACAGATACCCTGGTAATGAAGACCGTAGATCAGCCATTATGATTTCGGCAAGAGGCTCAGATGGCCCCAGTATTACCATGTATGATAATATTGATGATTTTAGCTTGGTAAATAAATCTCGCACTTCTATTGGTAAAAATAGCAAGTTTGTTGGTACGTTAATGCAAACTACGCAAACTGGTGATATAGTTAGAGTACCAGTTGATAGAGGACAATATGTGCCAGGAAATACGTATTATTATTATGACAGAGTATCGTATGATGGTTCTCTATGGTTGTGTATTGCCACTGAAACCACAAGTATCCCAAGTAAAGATAATGATGAGTGGTTGTTACAAGTAGAAAAAGGGGAGAAAGGTACGGCTGGTTCTGATACTGCAAAATGGGTAGAGATTACTGGTGAAAGACTGTTTCTGTATGATAATCCTAACTTTGAAGGAACTCCTACACCATCTGTTATTACATTATATTGTAATGCTTATAACATAGAAGATCCTATTTTTATATGGACTAACAAGAATACAAATGAAACCATTGGTACTTTCCAAACACTTGAAGTTAGACCTGACATGTTTGGTGATCTACGCAATTTTATGGTTCGTTGCACAGTTACGAGTGGTGAGGAAACCTTTTATGATGAAACACAAATCGCCAAATTAGGTGATGGTGCTACAGGGGAAGATGCTTATTATATTGACCTAAGTAATGGCAACATGACTATACCATATGATGCCTCTGGTAATAATCCTCAGGTAACTATTACGAATATCTACACATATGTGTATGCATATCATGGCACTAATCCTTTATATATTGACAGTATTACTGCAGAAACGGTAGAAGGTACTGCGACAGTGACTATAGATCGAGATAAAGTCACTCTAACATCACTGGGTTCACCGTCGGCAAGAATAAGATTGACGATTAATGTAGGTTCTTTATCCTTTACTAAGGATTTGTGGATAAATAAAGTACAAAACGGTGAGAATGGTTTTGATGGTATAGATGCTTGTTATGTATTAGTGACAGGCGAACAGGTATTCAAATACGATACAGAAGGAACTGTAAATCCTTCTCAAATAACTTTATATGCTACCGCATATGGTATGTCTTCTCCCTCTTATGCTTGGTATTGGAAAATAGTAGGTACAGATACTTGGACTTTACTCGAGAATGAAATAACTGAAGAACTCGTAGTATCCCCTAATGGCACGTATTTTAGTAGCAATGTTAAAGAAGTTACATTTAAAGTGGAATGTACGGCAACACTTGGTGGCTCTACATACATTGATATGATTACTATCAACAAGCTTTATGACGGTAAAGATGGTGAGAGTCCTTATAGGGCGGTACTGTCAAACGAAGCCCATACAGTTGCTGCAAATTATTTAGGTGAAGTAGAGAGTTCAGAATTGGCTAAAGCTTCTACGAACTATTATTTATATCAAGGTACCCGTAAGTTAGAAAGTAGTGAATATTCTATTACGTATACCAACGTTGATGATAATTCCCAAAATCAATTAACAGAAGATGCCACAAACAACAAGCTTACTGTAGCAAGACTAGGTACAAGTTTTGATAGTACAATATTTAAAATTGAATTTCATGTACCTGCATCAGCATCTGGTACTGTAGTAGATGTTTGCGACTTTACTATTACTAAAGCAAAAGGTGGTGCTCCTGGAGATTATGAAATATCTGCTTACTGTAGATCAAATGAGAGTCAACCAACAAGACCATATATGACATCAAGACCAACTTCCAGTGGTACTTATAGTTATGGTAATTATTGGTATATAGATGCACCATCGGCAAGTGGATATTCTATATGGAAAAGTACTGCATTGTTTGATGGAAAAACTGGTAAGCTTAAATCTGGAGAACAGTGGACCTTACCAACGAAAATATCAGGTAAAGACGGAGAACAAGGAGCGCAAGGTCCTCAAGGAGAGCAAGGAAATCCGGGTAGTCCTGGACCAAAAGGTGATACAGGTCCTGGCTTGAATTTTAGAGGTGAGTACGATAAAAGTAAAACTTATTATAAAACATCTGATTTAGTGGATGTAGTTACTTATAATAAGGTGTATTATATGGCGAACACTTCCACAATTACTGGAACCTGGGTATCTTCCAAATGGAAGCAATTAAATTCCTTTGAAAACATTGCTACAGGGGTGTTATTTGCCGAAGAAGCTACAATAGGAGGTTGGCGTTTTAGTCCTGCAACTAGTAGCTACTTCAGATCTACAAACGACGTTGTTTGCTTTTATCCTGCAACAGATGGGTTATCACCATTTTTAGCTGCCGGTACAGGTGAAAATAAAGGTGCAACAACTAATGATAATGGTAATAAGATTATTAATGGTAATGCGCCTTTAAAACTTTGGGCAGACGGTATAATTACGGTTGGGGATGGCACTTATTCTTCCAGAGCAGGTTTAACTGGGGTTGGTACAGCATCAGATTCTGTTAGAATGTGGGCTGGAACGAATCACAGTAATCGAACAAATGCTCCATTTAGAGTGTACGATAATGGTAGTATGGTTGCTACCAATGGTAACTTTACAGGGGATGTTACTTGTACTTCTTTGGTTGCATCTAATATCACATCTGATAATTTCTCAATTCCTGGTCTTAAAGCAGCCATTATGGTAAATACAAACCCCTCTCCAGTTGCTGCATATTTCTTTAGAACTAAAGGTTTCACAGCAACTGTTTCCAAAGCAGCTACAGGAAGATATACTGTCAACTTTACACCAGCGTCTACAGTTTATGCGCCAGTATGTCAAATTTATAATAGTACTACTACTGTTAGTAGTGCGTTCCGAGGTAATTGCCAAATAGGATTCTTAAGCTCTGGAAAGTTTGATGTGATGTGGTTTGATACAGACGGCAATGCGCATGATGTAGATAAATTTATTGTTTATATTTTCTCTTATTAAAATTATGGAAGTTTATTATATAACTAGAAATAGTGCAGGAGCAATAAATAAAGATTTTCTTTATAATTACTTAGCCGACAAAATTGTAACATCTATAGATGAGCTTACAGATGATGATAAAATGTTTTTGTTAAATGAAGAACAAAGTGCATTTTATCTAAAGTATGCAGATTATGTTGTAGATGATCCCATGGCTGTGTACAATTTGCGTACACCAAATCTTGATTTAATCAACGGTCGTATAAAAAAAGTAAGAGAAGATAAATATGTATCTAAATCTGATAAACTTTATATGGCTTATGTAAAATACAAAGAGTTTGGCGATGAAGTTGCAGCTGCAAAAGCATATCAAGATTGGAAACAAGCAGTGTTAGAAATAGAAGAAGCAAACCCTTATATTACAGAATAGTATGATAAAGAATAATGTATATTATGAATTCTTTGCAAGCTATATGGTACCCAATTCTAATGAAGTTGGGTACTGGATAGACTTGGGAGCAAATTCAAAAGGAAAAGTAATTAAAGTATATAATCCTGATATTAAGTCTTGGGTTAAACTAACAGATGCTACTAGTGAAGATGCTGTTGCTCCTTTCATTGGTTCTAATGGTAACTGGTGGATAGATAATCGTGATACAGGTATCCCTGCTTCTGGTAAAAGTCCAATTATTGGAGAAAATGGTAATTGGTGGATATTTGATCCAGCATTAAACGAATATGCTGACACTGGTGCTACCGCATATGGTAAAACTGCATATGAATATGCAGTAGATAATGGTTTTGAAGGTTCTGAAGAAGACTTTAGTAGTCAGATTATTTCTGCCATAAATGCAGTAGATAATGCTAATAAAGCCTTAAATCAAGCTACAGAAATGGTAGAGAATCCACCTATGATTGTTAATGGTACTTGGAGATTCTATGATTATGATAAGAAAGTATATACTGACACGGGTATTAATGCTGTTGGTGATGCCTTTACTATAGTTAAAACGTATCCCTCTGTTGCTAACATGAAGCTTAATTACAATGATCCTGAAGTGAGTGTAGGGCAATTTGTAATGATAGATACTGGGAATGTTCAAGACGAAGAAGATTCTCGTTTATATTTAAAAGGTGATAGTGAGTGGAAGTTCATATCGGATCTTTCTGGTGCTCAAGGTATTCAAGGTTTATCAGCATATCAGGTTGCTGTTCAACAAGGTTTTGAGGGAGATGAAAATGCATGGTTAACTTCTTTAAAGGGAGAAAAAGGTGAAAAGGGTGACCAAGGCGCTCAGGGTGCAAAGGGTGATAAAGGTGATACCGGTGATCAAGGAGCAAAAGGAGAAACTGGAGCTAAAGGTGATCCAGGTGCTGCTGCTACTATTACTTTGGGTACTGTTACTACTTTAGATCCTACTGCATCTGTAACAATAACAAATTCTGGTACATCAAGTGCAGCTGTATTTAATTTTGGTATACCTAAAGGAACTAAAGGTGATAAAGGCGATAAAGGAGATAATGGATCTGGAGTAACTATCAAAGGAGAATTATCAGCAGAATCTGATTTACCATCTACTGGTTCAGAAGGGGATGCTTATCTAATCTCTGGTAGTCTATATGTATACGTTGGTGAAAATGGTAATGTAACAACCAATCCTAAATGGAGTAATGTTGGTAGCATTCAAGGACCAGCAGGACCACAGGGACCTGTAGGACCTAAGGGGGAACAGGGAGAACCTGGTCCTAAAGGTGAAAAAGGAGCTGATGGAGCACCTGGAATACAAGGTCCAAAAGGCGATCCTGGTGAAAAAGGAGAGAAAGGAGACCCAGGTAGTGATGCTTCTGTAACTAAACAGAATGTAGAAGCTGTACTTACTGGGGATATTACTAGTCACAATCACGACAGTAGATATATATCTAAAAGCAATACTAGTACATATACACCTACTGCAGATTATCACCCTGCCACTAAGAAGTATGTAGATGATACTGTGGCAGCAGTAGATGTTACTGAACAAATCTCGGGTAAAGCTGATACTACATATGTCAATGCAGAATTAGCAAAGAAAGTAGATGCAGTTACTGGTAAACAGTTAAGTACTAATGATTACACCACTGCTGAAAAAAACAAATTAGCAGGTATCGCAACTGGTGCACAGGTAAACGTTAAATCAGACTGGAATGCTACATCGGGTGATGCACAAATATTGAATAAGCCTACTATTATTACAGAGTCTCAAGTAGATACAAAAATAAATACAGCAGTTGCATCTGTATATCGTGTTAAAGGGTCTGTGGCTAATTATGCCGCATTACCTACTGCAAATGTAGTAATAGGTGATGTATATAATCTCGAAGACACTGGTGCAAATTATGTTGCCACATCTACTACACCAACTTGGGACAAACTTAGTGAAACAGTTGATCTTACGGGTTATTTAACTAAGACTGATGCAGCTAGTACGTATCAACCAAAAGGCAATTATCTTACTTCAGTACCCGAAGAATATGTAACTGAAACCGAATTAACTGCAAAAGGTTATGCTACTACTACTCAGGTTAATACAAAATTAGATTCCTCTGCATATACTGCTACAGATGTGTTATCTAAAGTAAAGACAGTAGATGGGGTTGGTAGTGGTTTAGATGCTGATTTACTTGATGGTAAACAAGGCAACGAGTATGCTTTAAAAACAGAAGTAATTACAGAGGCACCTTCAGATGGTAAGACATATGGTAGAAAAGATAAACAATGGTCAGAGATTATAGCTAGCAATCAGTATCTTGACTTGACAACTTTATTTCCAAATGAAAGTGGTACATTATCAGATGAAAATTATCAAAAAATAGTTAATGCGTGGGAGAATAGAGTGTCTTTAGCATATATGGATGGTTCGTATATTCCTATAATTATTATGAAAACAACTGAACCTAAAGAAAAGTATTTTATAACAATAAGTGCTATTATGTATGAAAATACTGGAGCAACTATATCCATAGTGGCTATCGAAATTTATGCAGATAAAACATATACACAGGTTACAAATCTTTTGCAATTAACCAATAGAGGTGATGGTACAAAATACCTCTCCGACAACGGTCAATACCGCACTCCCTCTACCGCCACCCCCACTACTGCGGGATATATGTCGGCGGAGGACAAGAAGAAGGTGGATGATATAGTAAATTTCGGCACAGGGAGTAATGCTGTCACAACTCTTGCGAATATACCAACAAACAAGAGGTTGGTTAAGGCTACCCTATCCTCCGCTTCAAACCTGTCGATAAATGAGTCTGCAAGGGCACTGAATGTAGGCGAAGAGATATACCTTGATTGTAATCCTACTGCTTCTTTTACGCAGCCTATCCCTACTACTGGCAGTTTTAGATCGATGTCCGGTAGTTCTATTACCACTACTTCCGACGTGCCTTTCGAGATGTCCATCTTGAAGATCGCTACGAGTGGTGTCATGTATTCAATAACCGTTAAAGAGCAGGATTGATATGTTGAGAAGAAGGACGATGGGGAATAAGAAGTTGGTATTGTTCCAAAAAAGGTTTTACCCGGCAGGGAATTACACCTGGACGGTTCCACCGGGATGCACGGAGGTGGATGTGTTTCTTGTAGGTGCTGGGGGTGGATGTTCACATAATTCATCTAATGGAGCCCCCGCAGGTGGTGGAGGCGGATACACAAAAACTTATAAAAGGGCAACGACAGGATATAGAGATGGAGGTGCTGTATCTGTGATCCCCGGACAAGTTATAAATATCGTAGTAGGAGCAGGAGTGCGTGGCAATAATGGTGGTTATTCACAATTTCTTAATTCTAATTATCGCGCCAATGGAGGTCATCTGTCTCAATGGAATGGAGACGGAAATGGTGGTTCGGGTGGTGTAGGGGTAGATAGATCTACTCATTCAGTCGGAGGATCAGATGGTACAGGCAGTGGTGGAACATCCGGTCAAGGACATACAACACGTGATTTTGGAGAATCTAATGGTAAAAGGAATGCAGCAGGTGGTGCAAGTTCTTATAACAGATCAGGTGGTGAAACGTCTCAACCTGGAGCTTCTGATTATACAGAAGGAAGTGGCGAAGGAAGTAATGAAAGTGGCGCTTTTTCTGGCTGGAGTGCCGGACTTGGTGGTGGCGGCTACGGTGGCGGAGCTGGAGGAAATGCATCAAAAAAATCGACGAAAGGCGGCGACGGCACCGTCCTAATCCGCTACTACGCATATGAAGAATAAACAAACAAAATATAAATGATATGAGCAACTATCTATACATACAAAAAGACACAGCAAACATCTACGTCGCAATGCCGGAACAGCTCGATTCCAATAACTACGAGACCGGCACAACCTGGGAAGATTACATCGCTGGAAAGTATGTTTTGCTGACAGAAGAACAGATTGCCTTTAAAGAGGCAAACGAAGGTGCATCCGTAGAAGAAGTGTTCAATATGCCGTTGACACCTATTCCCGAACCGACACCGGAAGAAAAACTTCAAGCCGCAAAAGACTTGAAACGTCAGGAAGTCTACAACACCGACTACCGGCACTATTACATCGACGGCAACGATGCCTATACCTATGACCGTCTGTCTCTGAAAGACCAGTGCACCCGAAAAGATACGGTTGAAGTAAACGGGAAATTGTATAAATCCGCCCTGTTATTGGAAGCTCTCAATGAGATGGCAGATTACAATGATATCTGTATAGGTCTATCCGAAAAGCTGCTCTCTGACATTGAAACAGCCGAGACAGTGGAAGATGTAGAAGCAATTGAGGTGACGGGCTATCCCGATGTAATCCATAGGACGACAGCCGAATTACAGAAAGCCGTAAACTACACGGAAACGCACGATTCAGAGAAGCAGCTATCCCGTATCACCCGTAAATCCGTGTCTGTAATGCAGCTGACGGATGATGAAGCGATTAGTGCCAAATACGCACATGCTGAATGGAAAGAATTTATTAACGGGAAGTTGGATACCGGCAACCGGGTAATTAACGATGACTGGTTGTGGAAAGTCCGGCAACCGATAAATCCGGTTCTCGAAATCTATCCTCCTTCGGTAGATACGGCTGCTCTTTATGAGCGCATGGACGAAAATCACAAGGGGACTGAATACGATCCCAAGCTTTATGCGCCAGGCATGACGCTTGAACAGGGAAAATATTACACGGAAATAGAAGATGGTATAAGAATGAAATACTACTGCTTTTCTGGTACGATTAATCCGGTATATGCCCATTTGAAAGAATTGATTAACATAAATGTAAGATTGGTGTGATAACTATTGATTTATCTAAAGTAACAGTGGTTCAATAACCGCCATTAGATATGTAATAGTCCTCTTTATAAGAGGAACCTTTATTTAATATAATCGTTTACTTTATATATCAAGCTCTAAGTATCATATAATTTTCAGAACGCTAGCATTCTTTTAGATTGTCTAGCGTTTTGTTTTTCAAATATTTGCAATCAACATGTACCGTATATTAAATGAGATAATTATAAAAGCATCAAGTGTTTCTACAATGAATTACTTTAGAGAAATAGTAAGCGATGGACCTGCTAAATTATTTACTTGTATAAGTACAAGTTTAGCAAGTGTATTGAGTACTTTCTTTATGCCTATTTGGATACCTATTGTTTCTGTAGGCGTGTTGATTATTATTGACATGATCCTCGGCATTAGGGTGTCCTTAAGTAAAGGAGACAAAATAGAATCAAGAAGAGCTTGGGCAACCATAAAGAAATTAGGATTTAGTACGCTAATGATTAGCTGTGGTCATCTTGTTGATCAATATATACTAACTTCATTTAGTGCTCATCTAGTAGAAGGTTTTGCAGGTTTGATTGCCGGTGTAGAACTGTGGTCAATGATTGAAAATCTTCATACATTAGATCCTACAGGACCTTGGAAATTATTCTCTAAATTCTTAAAGAAAAAAGGTGAGAAGTACTTGGATATTACAATTGATAAAGAAGATTTACCAAAGATTAAGAAATTGGTTAAAAAGATTAAATAATATGAGCTATCTTAGAGTATTGATAATAGGACTTATATCTTACTTAGGTGTTACTAATTATGTATTAAGATCTAAAGTAAATAGTTTAGATAATGACCTAAGTAAAGCTAAAAACAATATTGAAGCTTATCAATCAATGCTAAATAATCAATATGAAGCTAATAGAGTATTACAATTAGACATATCAGATTTTAAACATTCTAACGATAGTCTAATACAAGAATTATCAAAAGTACAAGATCAACTTAAAATAAAAGATAAGAAGCTAAAAGAAGCAATGAGGGTGTCAACAGTATTGACAGATACTATAGTAAAGAAGATACCTGTAGATAGAGATTTCTATGCTGAGCTTCAATCAAATCAATTGACTACTATCAAAATATCAAGGAAAGATTCAATCTTAACTTGTATACCTGTAATATACAATCATCAAGATTTATTTATAACCGAAGAAAAAGTATATAGAAAGAAATATAAAAACTGGTTTCAACGATTAATTCATTTTGACTTTAAAAAAGACAAACTAGAATCTTACAAAATTATCAATTCTAACGATTTAATACGTGTAACAAATACACGAGTTATCAAATTATCAAAATAATTGCAAAACATTTCAATTTAGTATTAATCAATAAACAAATTGAAACTATGCATTTAAGTAAAATAATAGATCAAATTAAACGTCATCCTTCCCCAACAGAAGCTTTAACTAAATTGGGTAAAGCTATGGATAAACATGAAGATAATCTGTTGGAAAAGGGCTTCAGAATACTTAAATCAGAACTATGTGCTAATGTATATGAAGCTATAAACGGTCCTCACTTTGATGAGGAGCATGCCAAATACGCAGTAGAAGGCATGGAAAATGAGGATGGATCAAAAGGCCCTCATTGGACAGTTGAAGAGACAACGTCCATTGCCAATCAAATGGGCATAAATTTAAAATCAGAGAAACACAATAAATGGGACTGGTATGTAGCCATGAATATGATCTACTCAGATTTTTATAAAGCTGTTGTAGCAATAACTGGTGGAGCTAGTACCAAACATTTTGCAGAACTTACCAAAGCTTGGATTTGTGACAAAGACATCTCAGAAGGCAAGATGTGGCATTACTATGTTTATATAATGTGCGATGATGAAGATAATGATTATAAAGCATATGAACATATGTCTCATGATCGTGAATATGATTCAGATTATAAATATGGTAGAGAAAGAAGATCTTCCGGTAGAATGTCATATCCTTACTCTAGATATGAAATAGAGGATGAATATGAATATTCTGATCGTTATGCTTATCCTGAAAGAAATAGAATGGATAGAGATAGACGTGAAGAAGATATGAAAAGAGACAGAGATTCTCGCAACACATCTGTTAGATATTTCTAATTATCAAAATAAATAAATCAATTAAAAATAAATCATTATGTTAGAAAACGAAAGAATAATTGTAGACCGTGGTGGTATTGACCCCGGTATCGCTGCTTTGATGCAAAATGCTAATAAAGGTTTTGATCCTGCTGCTTTAATGGCTATGATGAACAACGGTAATGGTATGTTCGGTGGCAATGGCGGTTGGTGGTGGATTTTCATCATCGTGCTCTTCTGGATGTGGGGCGGATGGGGTGGCAACGGCTTCGGTCGTGGCAACCAGGTTGAAACCAACTCTGACTTCGCTCGTTTAGCTGCTATGGGTAACCAGAACAACAACACTGATTTGTTAATGCAGGCTATCAACGGTAACAAGGATGCAATCAATACCTTGTCTACTAACTTGAACTGTGACGTTAAATCAATTGACAACGCTTTGTGTTCAATCCAGAATGCAATTGGTAAAGTTGGTGGTGAAGTAGGCTTCTCTGCAGAAAGAGTAATCAACGCTGTTAACGCAGGTGATTGCAACGTTATCAAAGCAATTAGTGATTGTTGCTGCACGACTCAGCGTTCTATCGATTCAGTTAACTTGAACTTAACTCAGATGAATGCTGATAACAGATTATCTATCTGTCAACAGACTAATACATTGCAGAATGCCATTACTTCAGGCTTTAATACTTTAATGTCTGATAATGCAAGTAAATTTAATATCTTAGGTTCTAAGATTGACGCACAGACTCAGATTATCAATGATAAATTCTGTCAGTTAGAAATGAGAGAAATGCAGAATAAGATTGATGCTCTGCGTGATGAAAAGAATGCATTGCAAACTTCTGCCATTACTCAACAGCAGACTCAGAATATTGTAAATCAGATTAAACCTTGTCCAGTTCCTGCATACCTGACATGTAATCCGTACGGATGTAATGGTGGATTTACAGGTTATGGTTATGGATATGGCTATGGTGATAGCTGTTGCGCTTAATAAGAAAGGAGGTTATTATGTTTCCTTTCATGTTTAATCCTTACTTTGGACGTAACAATACCGTTCGTATTTTAGACCAAGTAATACCGAAAATCAATACAATAAGCGTAAGCGATTCAACAGAATCTACAGTTCTGGGTATCTGTCCTAAAGTGTGGTGTAGACTTCCTAGAGAAGGTGTGTTTGTATTAGAGGTTAGACATACTCCTGCCACTGCTAGTGCAACACTTCCTGTGTTTGTATCTACTACTGGTTCAGTAAGCACCGCTTCAAATAACAACAATATACCTGTAGTAAAAGGAGATAGCACACCATTAGTTGGTTCTGAAATCTCTGCTGGTAACAGATATTGGGTTTATTACAATAAATGCGATAATGTTATTCAGGTTATGAATCATTACACTGTGGCTGCAGCTCCAGCTGCCTAATATATATTAATATAAAGTATATGGGCAGCGAGTAACAACTGCCCATATCTTTTTAAAACTTAAAGATATGACATTCTCTCAATTAACACCGGGTACAAATATACACGTACTCGAGATTACAGGTACTTTTAAAAAGAGTACTACATACAGTTTAGGTAAAGTAGTAAGTGTATCAAAACCCTACGATGAACCATTGCCACCAGGTCAGTTTCCAATGCCTATGCAGAATAGGCGTAAGCTTGTAGATTTAGTTATCTCTTGTGACGGTGAGCAGAAGAAACTGTCAGTATCTGAAGATAAAACAATGATGACCGATTCTACCATCGGACTTACTATAGCTACAGATAAAACTCAAATTGTAGATATGGTTAAGCAATCCTATAATGACTGCAAAGTTAAAAAGGAAAGCGTATTAAAATACGATGAAGAGATGAGGAGATGTGAAGACATCTTAAAATTACTTAATACAACTCCGGACATAACAACCAATGTGACAAAAGATTTCAAAGAACTTGATGAATTAAAAGCTGAAGTGAAAGAGCTTAAGCAACTTTTACAAAATGTAACTACTGTTCGTCCAGAGGTTAAAATAGAAACTCCCTCATCTGAGGAGAAACAAATTGAAATCTAAAACACAAAGGTTGGCTATTTAGTCAACCTTTTTTATTTTAATATTATATGAGTACATACAATAATAAATACGATATATTAGGAAGTACAATTAAACCCAATCCTGCATCTGTTAAGTATTGGGCTGATTTAGCATCTAACCCGAATGGTGGTGATCTGAAATACTTTAATGGTAAAGATTGGGTTTACGTAAACAGTAAAGCCACTGGCGATATTACTGAGTTGAAAGAAGATGTAAAACAACTTCAAACAGACGTTAAGAATAAAGTAGATAAAGTACCTGGTAAAGGTTTATCCACTAATGATTATACTACTGAGGAAAAGAATAAACTTGCTAGTTTGACTAATTATAGTGATTCTGAAGTAAGAGAATTAATCACTGCGTTAACTCTTAAAGTAAACAGTTTAGAAGATAGAGTTGCTGCATTAGAAACACCTGCTGCATAATGGAACTCAGATTAGATAGAATATTTCGTACTAATGAATATACTATTGGGGAGTTATATGTAGATGGTGCGTATATATCGGATACACTTGAAGATCCAGTAAGACCATTACCTGAAGTATGTCCTAATACACCTAAAGGAATTGCATGTAAATGCAAGGAAAAGGTGTATGGGGATACTGCTGTACCTGCTGGTACGTATGAGGTGAAATTAAGCTATTCTAACCGTTTTAAGCGTATTATGCCTGAAATACTTAATGTACCTCATTTCTTAGGTATACGTATACATACCGGGAATAAAACAGCTGACACAGAAGGATGTATACTGGTAGGTACTTGGGATGGGATGAAAGAAGATTGGATATCTAATTCTACTGTAGCTTATAATAAGCTTATACCCCTACTTCAGAAGGCGATAGATAATAAAGAACAAATAACAATAACAATAAATAACTTATAAGTATGAAGAAACATTATGAAACACATGTAGAAGATACAGATAAGCTTATAAGTGTAGCAGGTCCTGTATTAGATTATAAGTCTTGGTATGAGCGATACAGGAAATTAATGGAAGAACAAGCTCAACGTAAATACGGTCTTTATACCCCTACTTCAGAAGGCGATAATGATTTCCCATCTATACCTGGTATGATTGCACGTTACTCAGCATTAGGTCTTACCAATGAGCAGATGGCTGCTAATCCTGTATGGGTAGATAAGACAGGTAATGGACATGATTTACAGATGAAGAACTTTGCTTGGAAAGGGATGTCCGGGGTTGGCGGTTATGTCACTAACAAAGACATATATGAATATGATTTAGATCGTTATTCATATACGTTTATTGAAAATAGCACTAAAGTCCATGATTTTTACATAGTGTTTGAATTGATTGGCTATGATGAAAATTTTAAGGATGGTTTTAATTTGGATGTAAGGTCTATATCACAAGGCTTGAAGTACAGAAAAACATACACTAAAAACGGTATTTACATCTTTCAGTACAAAGATGAAGAAGGATTGGATGACTTATTTGCTATTGGTTACAATGGAAATGGTGGTGCAAGATCTAATTTTACTGTTAAGATTCTTCCACTCTACCCCGGCTTTATCTTCGGTGATGGAGTAGATGATTATGCAGTGACAGAGAAGCAGCTTAATTTTGAAGATACTTATACGGTATATACGGCGTTTGTCCCATTTCAGAATGATCCGGCAAGGAATATGATTCTGTGTGGAAAAAATGATACTAAGGATTTTTCCATAAACTACAGTGGTACTCATTTAAATTTTAAACCGTCAACAGGCGTTAATCTTGTAGCTCGTATTAATCAATTCGCTCTATTAGTTTGTAAAAGGAATAAGGATATTACTACTATAATTAATTTATCTACAGGTGAATCAAGATCACTTAAATCGGTCGAATTTATATCTAATCCCGGATTATATTACTTGTGGAGAAATGTGTTTGCCACTTTTCATGCCAAAGCAGCCATTGCTGGACAAACAATCTGTAATGGATATTTCTCTACCGATGAAGATGATGAAAAGGTTCTTAATTGGTATAAGAAGCAAATGCCTTGGCTCTTCCCCGACCAAGCATGGACAGTCACTGGCAAAACCAACGAGGACGCAGATCGTGCTACTATTGCCAACATTACAGGCAATGATAATAATCTTGTGCTGTCGAATTTTGGGTTTGCAGAAGGGAGTGGCTACAATGAAGAAGGGGAATATGCTGGCTATCTGGTAACAGATGGGGTGGATGATATAATTCGGAGTTCCGCATTTACAGTTGGCAAGGATTGGACAACTGTTGGCGAATGGGAGTTTCTGAAAGAAGATGCAATAAAAATTGCCGGTATTGCTAAGTTTAATTCATTTAGATTTTATAATTATTCATTTATTGGTAGAATGAATGTATATATTAATTCGGATTTAGGAACTAATGTTATTGGAGAGTCTGTAAAGGCTGCTACTTCTAAAGGTTCGGTTTATTTAGATTTTAACTCTGTTACAGAGGTTACGCCAGGCGATAAGGTTGATTTAGGACAAAGTTTATTCATAGGTTATAACGTAAATAATTTCACAAAATTAGCTTTCAAAAACTTAGCAATTTACCCAAAAGTCCTATCAAAAGAAGATTGTATCAAAGCATATATCTATTTACAAACCCTAAAAGCAAAATAATTATGACATACGCAATTGTTGATTTATTATGGGCGAAGTCTCACGGTATTGAGATTTTGCCAGAGATGAGAACAAGTGTAGATCAAAGCAAAGTGATCCTGCACGAAGAGATGCTGTTACCATTTAGTGACGAAGATTTTCCGAGATATTCGTTTAGCGATCCGAAATTTATTAACCTTTTATCAAGCGACGAATGGACTTATCCGGAAGGAGAAGAACCTGTAATTAACAGAGATTTTAGTCGTATACTGGCTTTAAACATCCTTGATGAAGAAGTAGCTAAGAATATAAATACATACGAGTTAACTCCAAGTGAAGCGTTGCAGGTAAAAGATCGTTATCCAGAATGGATTGCTGGTATTACTGTTAAAGTAGGAGAAAGATATTTATCTGATAATATCCTTTGGGAATGTATAAAAGAACATACTACTCAGGATAACTGGAAACCTTCTATGGCTACTGCAAGCTTGTGGAAAGTAGTAGATGAAGAACATAAAGGAACTATCGATGATCCTATTGTTTACATTCCACCTATGGAAATATTTAAAGATAAATACTATATCCAAAATGGTATAAAATATAAATGTACAAGAAATAGTGAACAACCTCTTACACATGATTTATCAGCCCTTGTTGGATTATATGTAGAAACTATTTAAAATAATTAATTATGACATTTAATTCATTGAATACTATTATAGATGATATCATCCTTACTGTGAGGGATAGCGATGTTAGCGAAAGTGAAAAGCTATCCCGCATACAGATAGAGCAATGGATACATCAATATAGAGCATATTTAATTAAACAGGATCTAGATAAGGGTAGAGATATAAATCCAGAGTATATACAAACTATTGGACCTTTGCATATATCTAAAGTAAGTAATTGTACTGGTGGATACAACTACAAATCTGATGAAGAAATACCCAATTTCATTGATTTGCATTTTGGTTCAGGTTTAGTTGCTGTAAAAGATATGAATGGTAATTTAATTCAACTAGGTACAGAAACTAAAGCCAAATATCAAACAAGTAGAAAATACACTTGCAATGATTACATAGCATACATAAAAGGTAATCATCTATATATACTAGGTCCTGAGCATTTAGAATATGTGAAAATAGAAGGTGTATTAGAAGACCCAACACAAGCTGGTGAATGTTTTGATAGAGATAATACTCCATACCCCGTACCAGCAAACATGATACCCACGATTAAACAAATGATATTTGAAAGAGAATTGAATATCATGTTACGAGTCCCTAGTGATACTACAAACAATAGTACAAACGACGTTAACAACGAACTGAATGCAAGAAACTAAATACAATAGAAAAGCTTACACGATTGCTGACTTTTATGATAGTTATTGTAATTATGTAGAAGACAATCCACTATATCAGATTTCTTATAAAGTATTTAGACAAATTGTTTCAGATTATTTTAGATACTTAAGAGACGAGATAATTGAAAACGGAAAAGAAGTCAGATTACCTTGTAGAATGGGTACATTATCCATAGTAAAGCATAAACCTAAAGAATATACTGGTAAGAGTTTAAGGATAGATTACGCTGAAAGTAAGAAATACGGTAAAGTGATTTATCATTTAAATGAAGCCACTAATGGATTTAAGTATAGATTTTACTGGAATAAGCAAAATATGCTTACTAAAAATAAGACAAAGTATCAATTAATAATGACAAGGGATAATAAAAGACATCTGGCTCAAATATTAAAGAGTCACACTCGTGACTACATTGAATTGTAATATGATGAAGTACAAATTTATTTATAATGGCCAAACAAAATTACCGGAAGTATCCGGGATATATGCCATTGTAAATACGTTAAATAATAAAAAGTATGTGGGGAGTTCTTCCAACATAAGAAAAAGATATAGACAGCATTATAACGAACTATCTAAGAATAATCATGTAAATACACATTTGCAAAGAGCTTTTAATAAATATGGCAAAGATGTGTTTGAGTTTTGGATACTAGAACAATGTGAAGATATTAGAGATACTTTGCTTACTATAGAACAAAAGTGGATAGATTCTGATGGAGATTACAACATTTGTAGAGTTGCAGGATCAACTTTAGGAATTCCGCATCAAGGACATCCCGCTAGTGAAAAATGCAAAAAAGCAGTTGCAGAAGCTAATCGCAGACGGGCGTGGTCAGACGAATCTAGAAAAAAGATGGCAGAATATAGTCGCAACTCTAAGCACAACGCAGAACAAAGAAAAGCGGTAATTCAGTTAGATTTAAATGGAAATTACATTAAAGAATTTCCATCGATAATAGAAGCTGCTAATGAATTAGGTGCTGAAAACAAAAGAGTAAATATAAAAAGATGCTGTCAAGGTAAACGAAAAACTGCTTACGGATTTAAATGGATATTTAAAAATGGTAACAAAATTAATATCAGTAAAAACTGTGATAGCTAAAATAATAGCTGATTTAGATGTATCTGAAAGAGATATAAAAATAAGTGACTGGGTGTCTTGGATAGGAGAAGCTATTGAACAAATAGGTGCTATTACTCAATTTATACCTAAAGTTACCGGTGTTGAGGGAGTTCCCGCAGTAAAGATCAATTGTCATCAAGCTCCACTGCCTTGTGATCTACATCAATTGCATCAAGTGGCATACTCATTTAATTGCAATGGCCCTTGGTTTCCCATGAGGAAAGCAACAGGATCATTTGCTGTTTGGGGATGTGGTGACAATTGCTGTGAAAATAAAAACTGTGAATGTCTTACTCCGGAAATGATCATTCAGAATGATACCTTAGTAAACCTAGTAGTTGATATGTATGGTAATATTGATAAGACTGAAGCTATTGAAATGATTAATAGTAATCAAAATCTTAGAACTATCTTATCTAATTTAATCAACTTACATACATATGATATACACAGTTTAAGTTCTGTAAATTCTGCAAATCCTAGTTTGGGTTTTCAATATACTATAAAACCTGGTTTCATAATGACTAATGTACCTAGTGGTTACTTAAAATTATCATACAGTGCTATACCTACTGATGAAGAAAGCTATCCATTAATACCAGATTTAATATCATACAAGGAAGCAATATACTGGTATGTCACAATGAAATTAAAGTATCCGGAATATCTTAATGGCAGAATGAATAGGGAAGTATATTATGACATACGTAGGTCTTGGAATTTCTATAGAAATCAAGCTTATGCCGAAGCATTAATGCCAAATGAAGACGGTTTGGAGTCTATAAAAAATAATTGGAACAAACTTGTTCCTGAATTTAGAGATCATAATACTTTCTACAGTCACACAGGTGAACGTCAAATAATTTATAATGGTAATAGATAATGAATGCACAAAGACAAACAAATACGTGGATAAAAGGTATGAACTGTGATCTGGATTATTCTGTCATAAGTTCAGATCAATATCAATGGGCTGAAAACATTCGTATCATTGCTAATGATGATTGTTCTACTGGAGTAATGCAAAATGTTGAAGGAGTACTAAGGCTTAATCCCACTTTAAATTTAAGTGGTGAAACTATTGTTCATGTAAATACTATTAGAGATTGGGCAATTGTTTTTACAAAAAAAGGTTCTAACTTCAATATTTACAGATATGATTTTGGTGCATCAGAAACAGATCCTGTAGTAACCACCATAACTACTGGTGCAGCATTAGATATTCCATCAGTTGATGGTCATTATGCAGTTAGTAGTGTGTGTAAATGGGAATCTGATGATTTAGTAAAGATATACTGGTGCGACGGCAAACATCAAATAAGGGTGTTAAATGTGGCTACCACTCATCCTAATTTGAATGTCGATGCTTTAAATATCTCACCTAAAAGTCAATTACCACCTTTATTTTTTAAAGGTTTAGGTACAGGTGGTCTTAAAGCTGGTAAATACCAATATTGCTATCAACTGTTTAATCCAAGGACATCAGAAACATCTGTATCAGTATTATCTCCTATCATTACTGTATCAAAAACTCTAGAAAATACTAACAGTCACGATATATATGGAAGTACCAAAGAAGAAATTACTAACAAATCCATTAAGTTACAAACTACTGTTGATACTAGCTCTTTTAGTAGAGCACGAATCATTTCTATATATTACTCTAGCAATACTGCAGAACCGGTAATAACAGTCATAGATGAAATTAGTATTTCAAATAGTACATTAATTTATGAAGATAAAGGTGGTTCTGTAATTGATGAGCTTACTCTAGAAGAGTTCAACGGTTTAAGCACTTATCTGTTTACACCCAAAGTATTGGAGTCTAAAGACAACATGCTATTTGCAGCTAATATTACTGAACAGACATGGGACATAAGTGATGAAGACTTTGATGCAAGAGCGTTCAGATGCGATAAATCGGGTCAAATATTGCTTACATCTACTTCAGGTAAATCTGCATTTACTTGTTCTGTTACAGAGCTATTAAATGGAACTAAAACACCAGATATTGATCACGACTGTATATGCCCTGCAAATTATGATGATACAAGTGAATACTTATACACAGTTGATTCTACAGGTAAATATGTATATGGTGGTACAGGTGTAAACATATCATACAGATTTATAAAAACAAATCTAATAGAAAGCGATGCCCCTACGTCAAGAACCGGTTATGCAGAAGATTCATTCGATTTAAGTGCGAAAGCACGTACAGCGTCTGCTTTAGATCTATACACAATTGAGGAAGATGGTTCTTGGGCAGATGCTGGTTCTTTATCATTTGCTGATTCTACTGCAAAGGTGTTAAACTACAGTAACAGTGAAGTAGAATCTCTGGCAAGAGGTTATATGCGTGATGAAATATACCGCTTTGCTATTGTGTTTTATAATGAAGAAAATATAGCATCTTCAGCTCATTGGATTGCAGATATAAAATTCCCTAAAGGTAATACACCAGGTTATAACATTTTTACTTCAGGCATGCGTGTTAATATTGGTGGTACTACTACAAATAGCTTAGAGGTTGTTACTCACCCATTAGGTATCCAGTTTACAATTAATATCCCAAGCGATTTAATCCAGAGTAAGAAGATTACTGGTTATGAAATAGTAAGATGCGAAAGAACCATTTCTGATAGAACTATTCTTATGCAAGGAGCTGTAAGCTGTGTTTGTAATTATGATAATACAAACATCTTAACAGCTTTTCCATATCTAACTTATGCTTCAACACATGGTATGGTATCCCAAAACAATAAGTATGCTCACGCGTTCGACTTTAGTAGTCAGAATGCTAGTGAGTATTTTATGTTTATATCACCAGACATATGTGTTAATAGAGAAAATGCAGCAGAGATAACCAATAGAGCTACTGAAGTAAAAGGTATCTACAGTTTAAGATCTTCTATTACTCCAGATGGTGATATGGGTAATGGTACTCCTTCTAAGAATACAGTAAGTGTGAGTGATAACAAAGCTAAAGTATTAGTAGGTGCAAAAGCCTCTAAGCATGATCTTAAAACTATATCGACAAATACCACTACGAGCTGGGCTAAAAACTCAGGTTGGGCATTTGAATATGCTGATGCATTAGGCGATTCAATGAAAAAATCTACTGCAAATAATGCTATTTATATGGGTGCAGAAGCTTGGTATGATGCAACTCTAGCTAAATACTATAATAAGAATACGGGTAATTTCGATTCCGCTACAATCCAAAGTATAGCAATAGCAACAAATACAGATCCCTTTGATTTAGATAATGACGCTTGGAAAACTAAAGCTACCAATGTTGGTAGCATGGTTTACTACAACTGGATGTATGGTGATGTTTCGAGGGCTACTGACTATGATGATAACAATGTACGCAAAGTTGGTCCTCACGGCGTCTGTGCCATATTCCAAAGTGACACTATGACACAACATAATGCTTTAATAACAGGTGGTGCGGAAACAGCTAATGCGATTCTTATTGCAAATTTAAAGCAATCTGTAACTCCATATGGTGGAAATAGTTATGCAGCAAGACAGAATTCTACTTACATTAGCACTGGTAATTATATAAATTTAAAAGATGTTACAGGAAGTACAAAAGCTAACGTATTTGGTGGAGATACTTACGTAGGTGTATTAGATTATGCTAATGGTATGTTTGCATATCACAATGCTAGTGATAACTATGAACAACCAGACAATGAAAGAAATAGAGTTTATAATGGTGCATACATTCCATTAGAATCTTCTGTGAATCTTTCATTAAGAACAGACACTGTATCTACTTCTAAAACATACGAATCAGGTACTGGTTATGCTAATCATTTTGCAGAGAACGACATAGTTCAAGTTGGTACCATTTACGTACAGAACACACCATTATATGCTTATAATGACGCTTATTCTGCACAGCCTAGAGTAAAGAATTATGTTAGTAAATCTATCTACAGTATAGATAATCTTCATACAGATACAAGAGTAATGAATTCGGAACCAAAGACAAATCTTGAGGTAACTGATTCATGGACTAAGTTTAGGGTTGCTAATTATCTGGATGTAGATACTAGATTTGGTTCCATAAACAACATGAAACTGTTTAAGAATAATTTATTGTTTTGGCAAACTGACGCTTTTGGCACACTTGCCGTAAATGAACGTTCTCTTATCCAAGATAATAATGCAGGTGCACTTACGTTAGGTACAGGGGGTGTATTAACTAGGTTTGATTACTTTACTACTAAGAATGGTTCTAAAGAGAATCAATTAAGAACTGCAACACAATCAGATAGTACAGTATATTGGTATGATGCTGATAGAAATGAAATATGTGGTTTTGATAATCAATTACGTACTGTATCTAAATTAAAAGGTGTACAATCTTATTTACACGATAATAAGGATATAATTACAAATGATCCTATATCTGTATACGATAAAAAATATAATGAAGTTCTTCTTACTCTAGAAGATAAGACTTTAGTATTTAATGAACAAGTTGGAGCTTTTACTTCATTCTATACTTATAGACCTGATTGGTATGCTGAATTTACAGATAAATTAATGATATATAAGAATTTAGCGGTATATAAGTATAATTCAGGTAACGAATTAGATATGTTTACTGGCAAAGATAAAATATCTTATGTTAGATTTATAGTAAATGATAAGTACCCTCAAACTAAAACATTTGATAATGTTGAATATGGTGGTGACTTTACTTACGATACTAACTTTGATAACATCTACTTTGAAACTAAAAGACAAACTAGTTTTACTCTTACTCAGGATGATATAGATTATAGAGAAGATACTTATAAATTCTGTATCCCTCGCAGTAGTAGAGAATTAAATGAAGCTGAAGAGTTAGTAAATAAATCTTATAGAGATAGAATGAAAGGGAAATATTTAATCTGTCATTACAAATATGATTGCAATGGTGGTAATACATTTAAAGTTCCTTATATTAGTACAGCATACAGATATTCATTGATATAATATGAAAAAGAAAATAAATAAAAAGAAAGTTCCAGCTTACGCTTTTGGTATAGATCAAGGTTTAGAAATTGCTTCTATATTGGGAGCTGGTTTACAGGGCTTTACAGAAGAAGGATCTGGTGCAGATATTGCTGGCAGTACTCTAGGAGGTGCTGCCAAAGGTGCTTCTGTAGGTTCTGCTATTCTTCCTGGTATTGGTACAGCGGTAGGTGGAGTTGTAGGTGGTGTTGGAAACCTTGTATCAGGTATCTTTAGAAAGAATGCAATTAATAAGCAAAAACGTATTAAAGCAAATGCTAAAGAAATAGCAATGGGGAAAGGTAATGCAGCTACACTTGAACAAAAATATTGGGATGATAATTCTTTAGCTTACACTTTTGAAAATGGTGGTATATTACCAGATTTAGCTTATGTAGATAATAATGAAGTAATAAGAGATGATTCTGGTAATATTATACAAGTACCTAATAGTAAACCAGGTACAGATAATCATTTAATAGATGCTTCTAATCTTGAATCTGTTCTATCTGATAGAATCAAAAGACCTGGTACAAATAAAACGTTTGCACAAGAAGGTAAAAAATTAGTTAACATGACTAAAAGAAGTAAAGGAAAAGATAGATTTGCTCGCAATGCTGATAGATTAAATCAGATAAATGCAAATGCAATGTATGAACAATTGCTTACAGAACAAGAAGCAGTTAAAGCTAAGAAAGGTATTAAATCCAAAGTAAAAGGAATACCGGCATATGCAGATGGTAAATCTAGAAAACTGGGTAAAGAAATACCTTTATTGAGTGGTAAAGCTTTTGGTATTTATGCTGATGCTTTAAAAAAGTTCTTTACAGAACCAACAAAAGCTACAACTGCCAATAGTGCAATGAATGAAGCATTCGACGTAAATAGTTTAAATCAACGAGGTGGTTTAGGTAGCAGAAAGTATTGGAATTCTACTAATTCTAGTATGACTGCAGCCCCTTATGGAGAAGCTGTATCTACACAAGGCGTAAACCCTATTACTGTGGAAACAATTCCTGTAGGTGTAAATGAGCCTATATATGATTTGCCTGAAGTACTATTACCTGGTGCAGTTGCTGTATCAAAACCTACAAATACAGTTAAGACAACATCCACAAAATCTAAAATTCCTACTAATAAACCTGACGAAGTATTTATTAAAGCGCCTGTTCCAGAATTATTACAAGCACCGTCTTTGGGTATGGTAGCCAATAAACCTACTGCAGAAAAAATTAATGCAGGACTTCCAGCGGCTCCTAAAAGTTCCAATACAAAAGACAAACCATCATTTGATAGTCTGTCTGGTTTATCTCCTGTGTTATACAATTGGGTTCAAAGTAGACGTAGACCTGAAGTAGAAGATCAGGTTCTTAATCCTTACTCTGGAGCTATTAACAGAGCAATGGCTAGTCGTAGAGTTAATATAGAACCTACTCTTGCAGCTAATAGAAGATCTAGAGCAATTGCTCGTAATAATATGGCTAGACTTAATCCTAATACCGGTATGAATTTAGCATATGGAAATCAATTAGCTACTGGGGAATATGCTCAGAATGCTTCAGTATATGCTAATAGAGATAATGCTAATAATCAATACTTAGGTGAATACGCAAATATGATGAACAATTTAGGTCAGCAATATGTACAAAATACTGTACTTACTAATGACCTAAATGCCCGTAATAGAGCTGCTGCAAGAAACTTTGGTGCTACTGCTGCTGGTCAGTTAGGTCAATGGTCTCAGACCAAAGAGAAAATGCGTAATCAAGCACGTAGAGATCGTCAGATATTACCTTACTTACAGAATTTCTTAAGATATGGTACCGTAAATAGTTTAGTTGATAGTTTAACAGTATAATTATGGCAGTAAATAGATATGATAGTCCTGCACAAGCTCAATTTATAGACACCTATGTTCCAATTCCTTTTGAACAATTATACACATTGGGTAAGCAGGCAAATGAAAGAGTTGACAAAGCTTTAGCAGATTATAGAACTGCTGCAAACTCATGGGCTGAATTTCGTTCTAGGTCTATGAAAGATATGCAGACTTGGGATGCAGAAACTAGAGGTAAGGTACTTCCGATTATTGATCAAGCTGCTAAGAATCCAGAAGCAATAAAGAGTATGGAATGGCAAATGGCTTTACAGTCTGCAATAAATAATGTAGATAGAGCTAAGCTTTCCACATTAAAACAGAATGCTGCCAATTTCGATGAATATGCAAAGCAAGTTCAAACTTTAATGCTACATGATAAATATAATCCATTATGGCATGATAGAGATTTTACTAACTGGGATACTACTACTTCAGGATTATTTAATGAAGTTCCTTTAGCTTATTCTTCTATAAAAGACTTAACTAATGAATATGTAAATAATTTGAAGGATAGCTATCTTGGTAGAGAAGGTGGATTTATTTGGACTGGTGTTACAGGACAGCAAATTAAAGACATACTGGATGCTAATAGAAGTGGAATATTATCTACACCACAAGCACAAATGCATATGCAAACATGGATGAGAAATCATCCTGGATCAACAGAAGAGGATGCAGCTAATGCTTTCATGCAAAAAGCTTATACAGATAATCAAGAATACATCCGTAAAACCCCCACCGTAGATCCTTATGCTATGCAAGCGTTGAAATATAAGCAAGCATTAGAAACCGCTAAATTGAAAAAGAAAGGTACAGAAAAAGAATCTGTAGATTACCCTGACGCTTATAAAAAGCTGTATAATGACGCAGTAGTATTTGAAAAACGTCAGTTAGAAAATAGTCCAGTATATTCACAAACTAGATTTGTAACTAATAAATTCCAAGAAGCCGCATCAGCCTTAATGTCTGGTAATATTACTCCAGAAGAATATAATTCCTTAGTAAAGGATTATGGAAAAGAAATGTCAGATGCAACTGCTAATGATATTGCTAACCTGTTTGCAACTAAAGCTGGAGAAATATTTCCTAAAACTGGAGTAAGAGCTGATAAATTACCTCAGTATTACGATGCAGCTACTAGAGTACTGAACGATATTACATACCCTTCTTCTGGTATGATTCTTAATAGTTACAATAAAGTTAAGAGTTCTAATGAAATTGATATTAATTTAGGCGGTTCAGTAACTAAAGGATATGTTACACCAGACACAGGTGGTTTAATATTAGCTACTGATTTTGTAAATAAAATCATGAAGGTTCCTTCTATTAAATACAATGTAGAAACTACAAATGGATTAGAAAGAAACTTTGCAGAAGATTTAAAATCTGGAGTATTCAAAGATGTTATTAAAACCCCTAGAGGTAGAATTATGTCATCAGTGGTAGATGGCATTCCTCAATTAATGCAGAGAGTAAGTGTAAGAATACCTTTACAAGCTATTAAGAATGCTGGTTATGATGTAGATAGTTTTAAATCTATGGTTAGTAATTCAATGGGTATATCTGCGGAAACAGGTTTAAATGTCAAACCCATTGACAAAAAAGATTACAATGATGCTTATGGCGGGAATGTACCATTAACTGGTGAATATTTTACATTTGATACAATGGAGCCAATTGATCCACACGGTATGACTAGAATGACATTTGATCAGGAAGTTAATGATATTCATGGTGGTTCAAAATTACAGAATGATAATTATGAGCAATCATTTACTGATGCTTACGATAGTTTAATAAACAGTTTATTACAATAATATATGGAAAAATCTATATTAGGTCAATATCCTACTGACAATACACCTAGCAAAGCAGCCTTATTAGGTAAGGCTATGGATACGGTCAATGCTCAGTATTCTCCTATCACTAATATTAAAACAGGTTATGATAGGAACTTAGAAACAACTCCATTAGATGATTATGAATACGCATATCTGTTAAATAAGGAAACTCCAGAGGAAACCTTAAAGGATAAGAGTTATTTAAGAGATGCTTGGACTACTTTTGCTAACAATAGAGATCAGATCAATTTGATGTCTGAAAGAGCTAAATTAGTAAAAGATATTAATCCTGTTATTGAAGATATTGATTATGAATTACAATATTTAAATGATAAGAAAATGCTTTTGAATCTTGAAAATGTCTTACCTACTATGGATAAGAATTCTCAAGAGTATCAAAACACCTTACAGCAATATGAAATTCTTAAAAACAATTTAGAAGCCAATTCTGAAAAGTATAATGCAATATTAGCAAAGTACAATGATTCAGAAGGTACAGATGTTGATAAGAGAATTGAATACTTAAATGGGGTAAGAGACTGGTGGGTAAATGAACAGTCCGAAGTAAACAAGAATATTCAGGATTATTATGATTCTATTACATCTAGATCTGAAAAGTATAAACCTTCTGCTAGATTTCAAATAAAAGAACAAAATGCTCAAGATAAGCCTTTTTATGATTCTGATTATATATTGTACGCTGGTCCCGGTTTAACAGGTTCTTCTATGTCTACAATTGGCTCTTATGTGGCTGATGCATTAGCAACAGGTGCTTTATATCTCGGTAGACATTATGCTACTACTGGTGCATTAAATGCTGTTCCTGGTGCTGGTGCAGTATCTAATCTTATTGGTTGGGGATCAGCTATTACTGCGGCAGCGATAAGTTTGGCAGGTAATATCTATAGTAGACATAGAGAATCATTAGCGCAAGTATATGGAGCTTATCGTTCTAAAATTGAAAAGGATCTTGAAAGTAAAGGTGTATCTATCCAGGATTATGTTCAAATGGGTAGAGATCAATTGAAACAACAGAATCCTAATATAGATGTTACAAAGATTTCAGATGATGAAATTATAGATAGAACTTTATCTGGAGAGATTAAAATCTCCGATGAAGTTCTAAACTCTTTAAAAGATTCAGCAGATAATGGCTTAGAAAATGTTTACAATAATAACATGGCTTTGTCTGCAATGGATGTAGCACAATCAGCTTTGATATTTGCTCCATTAGGTAAGGCTATGGGTAAGATTATAACTAAACCTATAGCAGGTGCATTAAAACCTTTAGTTAAACTGTCTGACACTGCTACTAAGAACTACAATAAGCTTATTGATGCTTACACTGGATTTAATGCTAGATTGGCTTATAATAGTCCTAAAATGAACATGTTGAGCAAGGGTGCTAAAGCTCTAGCTCGTATGGGTTTTGCTGCTACTGGTGAAGCTTTTGAAGAAGGTAATCAGGATATATTTGACTACGATTACATTCATAATCAGTATGATAAAGATTCTTCTGGCGTATTCTCATCATTACTTGGGTTAGCTGAAGCTAATTATCGTACTGCAAAGATCTTATCAGGAATAGATACTGAATCAGAATTAGCTAATGATCCTCAATTCTGGAATGATGTAAAAGGTGGTTTTGCATTAGGTATGTATTTAGGTGGTCCTACTACTGCATATCACGCTGGTATTGATATGCGTAAAGACTTCGTTGCCAATACGTTTGTTAGAGATATGGTAGCAGATAACATAGCTAAGAAAGATGCTATGAATAAAGCTGTGACATACGCAGACAGAGCATCAAAATCTATGCTCAATTACAAAGATAGTGTACTTGAAGTATTAGAGAATTTTAAATATCATATGCCTGATGGTCTTACTGAGGAAGATATAAATGCTGAAATCAAAACTGCGAATAATGTATTTAACTTAGCTAAGTCTAAGACTACTAAGAACATTGGTAAACAATTAGGTTATTCTGCAGGTACTACAGAATATAATACATTAATTGGTTTACAGCATGTAGCTCAATTAGATTTACAAGAAGCTGTAAACAATGCAAAAGCAGCTCAGGATGCAGATAATAAATTGTATGCAGATCTTTCTGAAGATGCTTTATTGAGTAATTACACTCCAGAAGAAAAGCTAGCAGCTATTACTTTGACTAAGTTGAATGTACAGAAAGAAGCTTTACAGGAGTTAAAGAATGCGATTGAAGCTCCAGCAGAAGATGGTAAAACTAAATTTGGTATTACTAATAGTGATAATTCTGTAGCTAAATCTATTTTAAAGACTATACCTAAAGCCATTAAGAACATTGATAGTCAATTGGCTCAAGTAGCTGCTGATACAAAGTTTAGTACAGATTTTGTAGCAGCTCCTCATGTTATGCAGACAGGTGTAGATAGCTATGCAAACTTAATGTTAGCTCAGCATGATGCTTTGGTAGCAGAGCATAAAATGAATGAGATATTCGGTAATACTCTGGAAGATGGCAAACTTACTAGTTTTGACAAAGCTACAGATAAATCAAAGAAAAAGGTATTAAACAATATCAAAAAGAGAATTGAGAACTACCTGAATAATTCAGATGAATCTAGTAGAATTGCAGAAGATAATGCTAAGCAGATTGTTGAACAAGATATCGCTTCTACAGAAAAAGAAGTAGCCAACAATGGTACAGACAACAATGAAACTGTAGCAGCAAGTAAAATTGCTCCAGAAGTACAAAGAGAAGAAGTTGAAAAACCACAATCTCCTGTAATGGATTCTAGAGCAAAATCCAAAGTAAATACAGAAATACCTGCACCAGAACCTACCATTCCTGAAGCAACGCCTGAAACGCGGCCTGAAGAAAAAACAGAACCAGCAACTAAACGTGATGAAGAATTCCCTACAAAGAGTTTGGAAGAACTAGCTGCAGAATTTGAAGCAGAACGTAAAAGGATTGCAGAAGAAAGTAAGACAAAAGCTCCAGTAGTAGAAGATGTTGAAGAAGAGGATGAAGAGTTTGCTTTTGCTACAGATAAAGATTTGAGAGCAGCTGCCAATGCTGATGCAGATCCTTTAGCTGCTGCTACAGATGAAGATAAGAAAGTATCACAAACAGTTGATACTATTACTCCAGATATTACTGTAGAACAGAAAGTTGAACAGGCTAAAAAGAAATTAGCTACTGAACAGAAACATGACAGTAAAACAGATATGGATTCTGAATCTAGAGAATATGAAGATTCTTTAGAAGTAGAAGAATTAGCTAAAGATACCGTATCACATACACTGTTCTTCTCACCAGATTCTACTACTCCTATATTACCGGGTTATAAATCTGGTAAAGAATTAGCAGAGAGAATCAAAGATCCTAATTTCTTTACAGACAGTTTCTGTGAATTTATTATCAATGAATCTTACACTGAAAAAGGTAGCAAGCCATACAAAAAAGGTGATAAGACTACATACGATAGTGCCTCTATCATATTAAGTGTAGAACATCCTACAGGTAAGTATGCTTTAGCACTTAAGACTCCTAAAGGAGCTAGAATTAAATTTGATGCAGATATTGCAGGCATTCGTAATAGTGCTACAGCAGAAGAGCTTAATACAATTGAACAAGCTAATGAAGTTTCTATAAATGACTTAAAATCTTTTAGAAACGCAATCATTACTGCCATTGAAAATAAGACAGAGAATGAAGTTATTGTACCAAGTACTATCAGTAGAACTAGAGGTAGATATAATGTAAATAGAAATGGTCAAAAGGCAGTATTCAGACCTGTACAAGAAGTAAAAGGTTTTGCAATTCCATCCAATGTGTATGACATTACTCCAGAAAATGTAACCTTTGGTATCAGTAATGGTATTATTTCTGACAGTTTGATTCTTGGCGCTGGTGGTGAAATATTGAATGGTACTGGTGGTAGTGGTCAGTTATTTATCTATCCCCCCAAATCTAGTACACTTAATAATTCAGAGATACCTGTACAAGTTAATTTACAAAGATTTGACAGAAAACAAGCTGAATTTCTTGCAGATTTACTTTTGAATTATGGAGCTTCTCCTGAGTCTTATTATAAGAATACAGAAATTGTAGCTGGGGAATTGATTGACTTTATGGTTCGTTTCGGTGATAAAACCAAAGTTACATCTGATATTCCTACCTTCAATTGGATGAAGAAGAAACAGCTTTATGTAAATGATAAAGGTGATCTGGTAGTAGGAGAAAAATCTTATCATGTAGGTAATATGTCTTCTCAAGACAAAGAAGATCTTATTAATGATTTAATGGGATTTCACTGGAGAGCTAATAGAGAGAATTTCTTTAGTTCTATAGGTGATGCTTTACCTTCCTTAAAAGAAGCGTTTACAAAAAACAGTTCTTATATATGGGAAGACGCTATTCCTGGCGTAATATTACGTAGAGAGGATTTCTTAGGTAATACAAAACATACCCCTTTGTATACAATGGGTTTGTTTGTTACAAACGATTTAATCCAGAGTGATTTACAAGATCAATTGTTCAAAGATTCTTTTGCTTATGCGGACGATATTCAAACTATATCTAAGAAAGTAGAAAGTGATAAGGCAGTTGAAGAAACTAAAAATAAGGTTGAAAATATAGCCAATATCCCTACAGGTACTTCTGCAGTAGAGCCAGAAGAATTAACAGAAGAATCAAAAAAGATTAATGAAATTACCAAGAATGGCACAATTGACCCGTTTGCTATAGAAGACGATGACATTGATATTCCTATGAGACGTCTTACTGGTAAAGTAACTAAAGAGGTGTCTAACGAGGAAATAGAATGGTTCAAAAAGAAATTAGGTTTCCAAAGCGATTCTCTTACAATAGTAGATGATGCTATATCACTAGGTAACAATGTGTATGCTATGGGTCTTGTTAGGCAGGATTCTACATTACTGTGGAAAGGCGCAGAAATAGGTACTTTATATCATGAAGCATATCATAGAATATCATTGTTAACTATTTCACCCAAAGAACGTCGTAAGATATACGAAGCTTATAGAAATAGAACTGGTTTAATCGGTACTGATAAAGACATTGAAGAAGCTCTTGCAGAAGACTTTAGGCAGTATATGCTGAATAAAGTTGAACCAGATTTAAACATCATCAAAAGAGCTTGGAAAGCAATTAAAAACTTTATTAGTAAATGGGTTTGGAGAACTGATACTACTATTGACAACATCTTTGATAGGATCAATACAGGATATTATAGTAGATCTAAACAGAATTCTGCAGCTGTACAGGAGTTCTTAAATGCTTATAAAGGTGCGGGAGCTCCATTTAAACTGGGTGGTCACAATTTCAAGAATATCACAAATACACAATTTAAAGAAAGTGTTAATTCATTAGTTGCTTCTTTATTTACTTTGAATAACATAAAGATGCGAGATGATTTAACAGGTTTAAATTACAGCTTGTTAAAGAGCGCATTAGAACCTTCATTAACAGACAAACTTGTAGAAAATGGAAAGATTACCAAAGAACAAGGAGAGGCTAGAAAAGAAATATATGAAACCTTTGACAGTGTATTCTTACCAGCAATTATAAGAAAACTGAACGAATATCAAATCCGAGCTATAGATAAACAAGAAAATATTGATCAGGAAATAGATGAAAAAGCTGAAGGTTCAGCCGTAGGAGATCAAATGGCTACTTATATTCGCGAGTCATTAGAAACCTCAGTAAAAGATAATGCTTTGGCATCTATTAAGATCTTCATTGCTACTATGCCTAAAAGAGAATTCTATGAGGCAGAAGTTAAGAAAGAAGATGGTACCATTACAAAAGTACAGAAAACTAGAACTGTATTGAGTCCTGTTACAGGATTACCTCTTATGGTTGATTTTGATTCTACGTGGAATACCATTATCAATGAATTGCATTCAGAGAATACGTTTGAAGGTATGATGAATAAGTGTGCTAAATGTGCAAAATCATTACCTATCTTTGACACATTGTACAGAGAATTGTATAAGATATCAAAGACTGTTCCGGGAGAATCAGAAGCCCAAGTAATAGCTAGGGAGAATTTGCAGACTCAATTTAGAAATACCTTTAGAAAAGCTAAACATAAACTTATTGGTATCTTGTCTGAAAAGATTGAGAATACTAATGGCAATGATCAAACTAATTTGTATGTAAAGGATGAAAATGCAAATAAGATCTCTAAGAATATCATTGAAGGTTGGAATTATGGTTTACTCAGGATGACTGAGTTAATAAATTTTGATGGTAATAATTACACATTAAAAACTACTGATAATAAAACCAATGTAGAATTATTATTAGATGATTATCACAAGATTAATAATCTACTCAAGAATTATAAGAATAAACCCAATGCAAAGCTTAAGAATGGTCAGACTTATAAAGAGTATGTAGAAGCTAATGTCATCAAAATAAAGGAACATGTATTATCACTTTTAGGTAGAGCAGGTGTATCTGTGGATATGGCTACATTAAACTCATTCTTGATTAAAGAATACTATGATCCAAACACTGCAGAACAATTAGTAAACCTGTTTACTGATGGTAGTAATGCTGGTTTATCATTCTTATTCAGCAATAAGTTAAAAGATGTACTGAAAATTGAACCATCTGGTAATGTACCAGGTACATTCAATAGACATATCAGCAGATACTATGATGATTCTAAATTCTTAGGTAGATTATCTGAAACTTATGGTATGACACATCCTAACTCAGATGAGTTGTCTGTATTGTCTACTGATGGTAAGTTGTTATATCCTATATCTGATCATAACTACTTGACAGATATGGTTCAGAATCTTGATAATGATCCAGCTACGGTAGAAGCTCTTACTAAGGTATTATATAACACAGGTAACAATGCTAATCCTAATTATTTCAAAGGTTCCTATTTACTTACAAATCTTTATAATAATCCTACCGCATCTGGTAAAATAGGTGTTGAAACTTTGGTTTATTTCAAGGAACAGGGTAGTGGTGATAAAGGACGTAAGTATACAGAAATCTCACCATTGGAAGATTATATTGCTAAAATGACACTTACTCAGAAAGGTAGAATTGTTTTACCTACTATGGGTGACTCTCAGACATATAATACTTTATATGGCACAGCTATCAACAATTTCAATCAACCTTTAGATACTACTAACAATCAAGTTAAATTTAATGCCAAGGTATTGACCAGATTTATTAATTACTTTGAAACTGAATTAGATACTATTGAATTCAACTATAAGAATGAAGGTAATCTGACAAAGGAACAAAAAGTAAAGAACTATGATACTGGTAACAGAAATGGTTACAGATTTAGATATTTTAATGACGTATTTAAACTTAAAGAGCAAGACGGTACGTTTAATGATGCTTTGAAGATAGCAGAAGAAACAGGTGGTAGTGATTTAGCATTATCTGTAGTAAATCAAATAAAAGCAGCTTGGGCTAAGATGAGTAACTCTGATAAAGCTTTGTTAATGAATGAATATTTAACAGATGCTTTTAAAGACGAATTGGATTATGCAAAAGAAATAGGTATTATTGATTGGAATGGTAAGGATTTTACTAGTGTAAAGAGTTTAGCACTTCCCCAAAAAGCATTAGATGATGCAGAAAATCACTATAAGAAACGTCAAGAAGTATCAAAATATAGCAAAGAATTAGCTGCTACTGAATTGATGGCAAACTATTTTGCTAACACTATATCCTCAGTAATAGAGTTTGAGAAGTTATTTATTAAAGATCCTGCATATTATAAAGATCCTGTAGATAAAATCAAACGTCTTCGTGAGGTATTGTCAACTGGTGTTACTCCTAGAATAGATTATGGAGAAGGTAATGAATTATCAAACTTAACTGAAGTTAACGTAGGTACTTTATCAGATAATGTAATACCTAGTAGACAGCTTGATAAAATCAATGAATTTGCTAAAAAGTCAGCTGCAGTAAGACTGTTACAGGAAATGCATGACATGACTCAAGAAGAAGCTCTTGCGATGTATGAAAGTGGTGAAGTATTACCTCAAGACGTTGAAGACGCTGCTAATCTTGTAGTTGATAGTAAATTCGGTGGTTATACCAAAGTAAACCAAACAGATGCTACAGTGCTTATATCTCCAGAATTCTATAAAGAATTAGTGAGAAGAATTGATGGTTGGACTCCTGAAGTAGCTAAAGCTTTTGATATATTGAATAACCCTGAAACAGATTATGAAGCTGATGCAGATACTTATAATGAAGCCTTAGCCGTTACATTAAAACCTTTGAAGTTAATGTATTTCGGCGATCATTATGATGTAAATGCAAAGAGAGACATACCCGTATTTGACAAAATGGCTATGTTCCCAGTTCATAGAATATTCTCTACAGGGGATATGGGAGAAGTATTAAAGGTAATGCAAGCTAGAAACATACACATGCTTGCGTTTGAATCTGCAGTTAAAGTTGGTCAAAGAGTTGAAGAAGTTAAATCTAAGATTTACACAGATAAATCAAATACCAAGGTAGACGTAGAAGGTTTAATGAATATGCCTACACATAAGCAATCTTTGGTTAACTTTAGACGTCAGTTGGTAACAGATCCACACCACGCAGATAGACAGATGTTTGTATCTCAGGCTCAAAAAGCAGCTATGGGTAACATTAGAACAGCTTGGACATATACTACTCCCAACGGTGTATCTTACTCTGGACAAGAAGTTATTGATAACTTTAACGGAGCTCATAACGCTATTACTGAATTTGGTAGAAAGAGTATAGAAAAAGACTTCGGCATTGACGCTAATAATCCACAAGCTAGTATCGTTAAGTTTGCTAATATTCTTAAGAGAAAAGCAGAGAATTCAAACATGAACGATAACGTTTTGAATGGTCTTACTGTGGAAGATGGCAAGACTAATGCTCCTATTTCAGGTTTGTCTGATAACTCTTGGATTGAAAGTGGTCTTATATCAATGTTGAACAAAGCCATAGTAGATACTAATCTACCAGGTGGTATGTTCATTCAGATGTCTTCTATCTTGTATAACAGACTGACTGTAACATCTGACGCTAACCGTGTAAGAAAGCTTAATTTTGTCAATAATGATGGTAGTATGGATTGTGTTATATCAATTAACTTATTGAAACACATCATACCTAATTATGATAAAATGACTTTCAGTCAAGCTAAAGAATGGTTAATAAAACACGATATAATTGGTCCAGATACAAAGGCAATAGCGATGGGTTATCGTATCCCTGCACAGGGTCAAGCTTCTACAGCGGCTTTAAAAGTGGTGGACGTTTATCCTGAACAGATTGGTGATACTATTACTCTTCCTGATGAATTTACCGCTTTAACAGGTTCAGACTTTGATATTGATAAACTGTTTATTGCCAGATATAACTATGATAATAATGGTAATAGAATCAAGTTCGAAACAAAAGATCAATACGTTCAGAGACTAAGAGCCACAGGTTTGGATGATGAGACTGTAGTAAGAAAAGCTTATGAGAGATACAATGGTAAAACTGATTTTGAAGCAAATAGTAGAGAAGCAAATGAAAACATGCTTCTTGATATGTATTTGTCAGTAATTAGTAATCCTATGAACTTTGCTGAAGCTAGACAGCCTCTTGATACTGTGACAGATTATCTGAAAGATAAAATTCTTAAGGATGTTGATAAATTAACTGGTCAAGGTAAGAGAACTAGTAAATCTCAATTGTATTTCTCTACTCCGGCATTCCAAAGTAGAACTAAAGCTGAGTTGAATGGTGGTAAGTTTGGTATTGGTCCATTTGCGTTAGCTAATGCTCATCAAGTATTAACTCAATTAGTTAAATTGAATTTCAAACCAAATAAAGTATTGAATGATTATGGTATACGTGATTTGCATCACATTCAAAGTGAAGATACAAATAAGATCAATGTTTTAGACTGGTTATCAGCTTTGATTAATGCTCACGTAGACGTAGCTAAAGACCCATATATTATTCGTTTGAATGTACGTAAATTAACTTTTAACATGACTAACTTCTTAATTAGAAGTGGTAAAGGTGAAAGTACATTCTATTTCTTACCTCAACAGATATTAAAAGACTATGCAACTGAATATGATAAATATTCTGGTTTTTATGGGGTTGAAATACCTGCCGGTAAAGATCCTGAAAGATTAGCATTTACTAAAATTTGGAACGATTACTACAAGAAAGCAAAAGAGTTATCCGGTGGTAAGAAAGAGAATCTTCTGAACTATCTTGAGGATAAAGGTGTAGGTACTAATCAAAGAAAAACTATGTTTACTGTACCACATCTTAGAAAACAATTGCAGAAAACTGAAACTTTTGATTGGTACTATAATCAATTATTAATTCTTAAGGCTTATGAAGAATTAACTCCATTCTCTAAGAGTTTGTCAGAATTAACTAACTTATCTCAGATTGATACTAAGAAATTTGGTAATAACTTTGGTTTACAAAGTGCATTCTTGGATAAGTGGAAACAGTATATGACTGAACAATCTGTTTTCGACAATCCTTTGAAAGTGTTTACTAATACATTCTTGGGTAAGAAAATGATCGATGGATTAGTATTTCCTAGAAATGCATTCCAGAATGTCATGATTAGACTTACTCCAGAATTTGAAACCTTACGATCATTAATTGAATACTATACCAAAGGCTATGCAATAAGTGATGATACATATATTAACAACATCACTAGAGCAATGGAAGTATCCTATAAGACTAAATTCTTTAATCAGTATGTTAAAGATAATCAAATGGGATTTCGTGGTATGCTGTTTGGTAAGGATAGTATTTCTAGAAGATTAGATAGACTTAACTCCGATATATTACAAGGCAAATACCCTTCATTACTTGGGAGTGATGGTAGTTTTTCAAATGTGTTGATTAACAATATCTTTAGTAGACCTAAAGAAGATGATGCAGAATTACAAGGACCAGATTTCATTGCATATAAACCCAATAAGAGTGGTGATAATAATTTAGAAAATGAAATAATTCGTGCTTGGGAAGAACTCTACGAAAGTGATTATAAAGAAGTAAGAGAATTTGCTAAAGATCTTGCAATATATTCTTTCTATACTTCTGGAGATGCTTTTGGTAAAAATAATATATTTAGATATGTTCCTAACTCCATAAGAGAAGAAATAGGGTATTTTGATTATATTAGAGAATTGGAAAAACATCCTGAAAACGTTATATCCCAAATAGATTTACAAGAGGTAATTAGAAATCTGTGGTGGAATGATCATGTAGTTCCTGCTATTGAATACTATAAATTGGATTCTAGCTATGAAACTATTGAAGAAGAAGGCAGAGCAGTATATAGACCTGTTGCTCATGATGGTAGTGGATTATTTGTAACTAATAAGAAAGGAGAACAAGTTGAAATACCTTCTATAATCTATGATGAATCTAGTAAATTTAGAGGTATTGTAGGTTATAATGAAGCTGGTAACCCTATACATTATCTTTACAAGAAAGTTAAATTAGATAAGAATAATGATCCTAGAACCACTTTCTTATACAAATACATCGGTATAGATGAAAATAAAGTACCAGTATATCAATTAATTAATAAAAAAGGTTTAAGTTATAAGGGTAATGTACTTGTTGAATTTGGCTTTAAGAAGTCTTCTGTAGGTTATAATAATGTAGTACCTACAGGTTTGGATTTTACTCCATCTAAAGCTATAACTTATGTACAAGATTTGACTCCTGTCAAAGCTAGTTTACAGACTAAAATATTCAATCAAGCTGGAGAATTCAATGAAAACGCTTTACAGACTGTAGCTACTGAAAACGTTGACTTACAGAATACTGAACCTTTAGCTTATCAAGAATGGTCTAAGACTTACCAATCAAGAAATGGTGAAGCTGCATCTCAAGAAGCTTATCAGCAGTATCTTGATAATTTTGAATACGGTGCAAAAAGACAAATGCCTAAATTAAGAACTTCTGATGCCACTACAGTCCCCACTACAAAGATAATATCTGGTGGTCAAACAGGTATAGATCGCTTAGGTTTGGAAATAGGTAGAGAGTTAGGATTAGAAACAGGTGGTACTACTACTCCAGGTTACTACACTGAGAATGGACCAGATACTAGTTTACAAGAGTTTGGTGTAACCGAAATAGCTCCTGAATTACAAGCCGGTAGAAAAGGTAAAGAATTCTATTTGCCAAGAACTGAACAAAATGTCATTAACTCTGATGGAACAGTATACTTTAGCACAGATGAAGATAGTGCTGGTAGAATTGCAACACAAAGATTTGCTAAGGCGCATAATAAACCATTTCTATTAAATCCAACTAGTCAAGAACTGGCACAGTGGCTTGTAGATAATAACATTGGTACATTGAATGTAGCAGGTAACCGTGGTTCTAAGGTGTCTCCTGAATTCGATTTCCAAGTAAGAGAAACTATTAGAAATGCTTTTAAATCTCCTACTCAACAGGATTTATTTGCACAAGAGGAGGTAAAACCTTCAGAAACTCCTACTCAATTTACTGAATTTCAACAATATGCTAGTCAAGTAGGTTTAACAGAAGATTTACCTAAAGTGGAAGAAGTAAAGCAAGCTGTTGAAGAAACTAAGCAAATACAAGATAAATATGTATATACTTTTGATGATGGTTTAGAAGTTAAATTAGATTTTGAATTGAATGACCAACAGAAATCTGCTTTGAAAGAGTTAGAAGCATTTGTTAATGGAGATGATACATCTATTACTTTATCTGGTTATGCTGGTACAGGTAAGACTACTATTATGGGTATATTTAATGAGTATTTGAAGCGTAGAATACATGCAGATATTATTTTCTCAGCTCCAACTCATAGAGCGAACGCTGTAACTAGACAGAAAACCCCAAATGCAAAAGTGGTTACACTTCAAAGTTTATTGGGACTGCGTCCTGATTTTGATATTGCTGAAGACGTATTTGATCTACATAAATTGAAATTTGAACAAGTAGCTGATGTTAAAATAGAAGCTGCTTCAATAGTCATAGTTGATGAAGCCTCAATGATTCAAGACAGTTTGTATGATTTCTTACTTGAACAAATTGCAGCAAAAGGTGCTCAGATCATATTTGTGGGGGATAAAGGTCAATTAAGACCAGTAAAAGCAAATAATATATCTAAAGTATTTAGAAATGATGGTGCACAATTACAGTTAACCAAAGTAGAAAGAACTGGGGATAATCCTATATTAAAAGAATCTACTAGAGTAAGAAATGGGGAAGGTTTGAGCTATGAAACAGACATTGCTCCTAATGGTCAAGGAGTTGAGTACTCATCAGATAAAACTAGAATTAGAGAATTTGTTAAAACTTCATTAAAAGAAATGAAAGATTCACAAGATCCTCTATATTTTAGAGTCTTGGCTGCGACAAACTCTTCTGTAGAAGCTTATAACTCTGCAATAAGACAAATTCTGTATGGTAGGAGACCAGCACAACTGTATGAAGGAGAACTTGTAATGGGTTATTCTAATAGAGAATACGATTCTTTAAGAAAGAAATACAAATTAATGAATAGTGGAGACTACGTAGTGCAAAGTGTTAAACCCACTACTATTCAAATTGATTTAACATATCCTGATAGAAAAGAAAGTATAAGTATGGAAGGATATAAAGTTACTCTCAAAGATGCAATAGATACTTCTGCTTCTTCGTTTACTATTGATGTAGTATCTAATTTTGAAACAGATGAAAATATCATAAAAGTTCAAGAATATATACAGACCTTGTGGAATATGCGTAAACAATTATTAGCTAGTGGGAATCCAACTGCAGCTAGATCTGTTATTGAAAAAATTAATAATATACAAAATAGAATTCACACTATGCGAGATATCAAAGACGCTAATGGTAGATTAAAGCTTAGAAAATCGTTTGATTACGGATATGCTCACACAATTCATAAATCTCAAGGTGGTACTTATAGTAAAGTTTTAATTAACGACAGTAGCATAAATACTTTTGGTTTTAATGATAAAAATGGTCAAGAAGTAAGACAAGAATTGAAATACGTAGCAGTATCTAGAGCAAAGAATTATGTAATGGTCCAGACTTTAGAAAAAGCAAAACAACAAGTAGTAGAGGATTATGATTTAGATGAAGAATTTGTATCTGCTACTGCAGCTGACTTGAAACAAGCAGCTAATGATTCTGCTACGGAAGAGTTAGATAAAATGGGTAAACAACGTAAAAAAGAATGTGAATAATTATGCAGTGTTTAAATATTAAAAATCCAGAAGTTGCAGCTTTACTTAAAGAGTATACAGAAATATTAGGTAGTGAGAATGCTGCATATTATGTTCTTTCAGAAAACAATGGATATGGTTTAGATAAGGCTCCCAATGGGGAGCCATCTAAGCTATTTTCAGACCTTTTAGAGCATTATAATGGTGATAGAGTAGCTGCTATTCAAGCTAAAGCTAGAACTTATTCTAAGAGCTTTAAAGAGTGGTTTGGTGATTGGGAAAAGGCTGCTAATGCTAATAGAGTATCTTTGGGTAAAGAAATTCCTAATACAGATAAATATTCTAAATATGGTCAAAAAGGAGAAACAGATGTTGAAATTAGAGAAGTATTAGATGAGAAGGGCACTGTTATAGGTACTGTTAGAATGGAATTTTCTGGTAAAAATAGAAAGGGAGTTGTAACTCTACATCCTAATCTAACAGTTACTGGTAAAGGTTATGGGACTGCTTTATACCAGCATATAGCAGATAAATATAATATTAATGTTGAAGAATCTTTTGGTGAAATAGGTAAATCTGAAGCTGCCAAAAGAATGTGGGATAGAATTCATAATGCTGTATCTAGAGACCCTGATACTCCTTTAAGACAATTAACTCCTTCTAATTCTAGTAAAGTAGTAGATGAAAATGGTGAACCTTTAGTAGTGTATCATCACGCTAACTCACCTATAAATGAATTCTCTATAGAATTTGATAACTACTTTTCTACAATAAAAAATGGAACGAAAAAAGCTTTATTCTTTACTGGCACAGCAAATCCTAAAAAAGGCACAGTTTTAGATAGAGAATATAAATTTCCTGTATTTTTAAAAGCTAATACTGTAATTGAAAAAACTGGTACAAAAGACGATTTAAAAAAACAAGGAGAAAGTTTTACTGCAACTATAAATCGTGCAGCTGAAGAAGCAGATATTGCTATATTTCATGGTATAGATGATAATCAAGAGTTAAATCAAGACATTTACGTCATAAATAATCCAAATAATGTAAAATCAATAGATAATCAAGGTACATTCTCTACTCAGGATAATAATATATATAATCAAGAAGCTGCTACTCAAAACACTACTGGTAGAAATAAAGAATTAGCTTTATTACTGCGAGAAATATATCCAAACATTGAAATAGATGTATTAACAAATCCTAATCTTAGGGGACAAGCCCAAGTAGAAGGATATATGGCCGGTAGAGTATTATTAAATGCTGTGTTAGAAAATCAAGACACCTTACCTCATGAGTATGCTCATCATTATGTTGCTTGGTTTAGAAATACTCCTCTTGTACAAAGAGGTACAAAACAATTTGGTAGCGAAGAAGCTTTAGTACAAGCAATAGGTGAGAATTCTGTTAAAGCATTAAAATGGTATAATAGATTCTTCAACTGGTTGAAAGGATTATTTAATGAAAAACAAGATAATCTAAACGAAATTACAAAAGCGTTTTTATCTGGTCGTAGATTAGATAATTCTTATTTCTTTGGTAAAGAAACACACAACCAAAAAGTCGTTGAGGTTCCAGAAGCTATAAATAATATATATGACAAATTGATGTCTTCTATTCATCGTAGAATGAAAGATATCCAGTATTCTAAATATACAGACCCAAATAAACTAGATGAACTGAGAGCTTTAGAATTTAGATTAAATCAGTTAGAAAACGATAAAGCCACATTAGAATTCATAGATTACATGGATCAAGATATCAATTCTGCATTAGATGAAACCTTAAGAATATTATCCAAAGTAAAAGAAGCTGCTAAATACGGTAATGATCATGAAATCTCTAATGCTGAATTGGATCTGATTAAAAAAGGTTATATTGGATTCTATAACAATATTGCTACTAATTTGCAGAATATGCTAGATGATGATACTACTTTTGATTATTTCAATAATGAACAATTGATTAATGATACAAAAGTAGCGTTAAAAAGAATCATGGGCAATTATGCAGAACTTGTTAGAAATTTCAATAATGTAGTTGACATAATCGCCAAAGATAATTTCATAAAAGAAGCTACCAAAGCCGGTTCTTATACTGTAGATCAATTGAAAAACATTCTAGAAGAAGGTGATTTAGATATTAACTTGTGGGATCAATGGGTTGGTAGTACACAGTACTCTAATAGTGAATTAGTTAGAATAATGATGAATAAGATAATTGCTGTTAAGAATGCTGTAGCAGATGAAGAAAGAATTAAAGGTAAAGAACTGTTAACTTTGTTAGACCAAGTAGATAAAGCTAAATTGGCTTATTTTCATGAGAAAACAAAAGATGGTCATAAAACAGGATTTATGACTAGAGATTTGAATTACGGTGAACATTATCAGAAGCTTTTCAAATATCAAAGAGATTTAGCAGATAAATTAGGCTTCGGGGATAAAGATATATCAGAAGTACCGGGTTTATTAAATAAAGAACAGTTAAAAATTTGGAATACTGAAAACAATAAATGGCACGCTAAATATAGTATTCGTAGATTTGTACCAGAGTATTATGAACTAACAAATAGTCTTAGTGAAGAAGCTAGAACAAGAAGAGATACAATTAATATGGAAATCAATCTACTTCTTAACAGTACTAGGGATAAAAATGGTGATATACATAGAGAATTATTATCTGATGAAGACTATGGTAAATTACAGGAATTAGAGAATAGTAGACGTAATTTAGCAAACCCATTCTATGCAGACGGTACTACAAAAGCTGGTTTAGATTTAGAAATAGCTAGAGAAATGCAGCAATACAATGAAAAGCTTAGAACTAAGTTGAACTATAAGCCTAATATGGAAAAGTACAACAAAGCTAAAGCAGCTGCTAAGAAGAATCTTTCTCCAGAATTATTCAAGAAATGGGAGGAGAGAAATTCTGTTGAAAGAATTAAAGAAGAATTCTGGGAAGACATTAAGATGCTATCCTCTAATCCAACTAAATCTGACAATCAAGTATTGTATGAAAACGCTAGAAAGAATCTCTTGAAATTGTATGCTAGAGAAGACGGTACATTTAATACTGATGCCATGCCTGAGAATGTTAAGTCTATGATAAACACCTATGACGTAATGATATCTGATGAAGCTATTGCTAATAGAGATAAATCAAAGAAATCTAGAGTAATGGAAATAGCTAAATGGGATATCAACCCTAAATTCTATGAAGAGTATGAACGTATGGAGAAACAGGGTGAGGCTGCATTTAACGCATGGTTCTCTGTAAATGCTAGATATACTTCTAGAGGTGATGTTATACCAGCTTCTTTCTGGCGTAAATTAGTTCCAAAGGATGAATTTAAATCAAAATACGTAGAAAGAATACCTAACAGATCTTGGGCAGAAATCGATAGAGAATCTCCATTCTATGATCCTAGATTTACTAAGTACGAAGATCGTGGTGAAACTGTAATACCAAATCCTAAATACTTTGATAATAGCGCCGCTTATAAAAAGATTACAAGTGATCCTAAATTAAAAGCATTATATGACGCTTTAGTGGATGTTATGGATTTATCCAATTCTAAGATTGGATTCCTGAGATACGCTAATAAATACAAATTACCTCAGATTGAAGGTGGTTCATGGACTCAAATCCGTAGTAAAGATAACTTCTTAAAAGGTATAGCTTACGCTGCACAGGATTTATATACAGTAAAAGATGATGATGATAGGTATATGATAGAAAATGCTAAAAGGTCTGACGGTTCTTTAGTTAAATTAATACCTACCAGATATATTAAAATGTTGGATAATCCTGATGCAATTACTAATGACGTGGTAGGTTCTATCATTCACTACTATAAAATGGCTGTAAACTACGAAAAGATGAGTGAAGCTGCTCCTGAATTAGAATTAGCTTTAGATTTCGTTAGTAGAATGGATTTTAAAGATAAAAAAGGTGGTAAAATATCTGGAGTAGAAAGTAAAACTTATGATAAAATGAAAGACTTAATGGATCGTCTTGTTTATGGCATGGAGAAAGATGCTAAAGAAGTTGATATAAAACTACCAAAAGGCAAACACGTTAAATTAAGTATTGATAAATTAGTAAATAACTTAGCGGCATATACAAGAATCCAAGGTATATCTCAGAATCTTAATGTTATTCTAACAGGTTTGATTACAAACAAGATTCAAAATAGATTGGAAGCAATGTCTGGTATTTACTTTGGAAATGAGGAACTTGCTAAAGCAACTAAAACCTTGTTACCAGCTTATGTAGATGCTATTAAAAATATAGGTAAAGCTAACAATAAAAACAAGGTATTGTGTTATCTTGAATTTTTAGGTGTAGTTAGAGATAATGAACAGACATTTAGCAAATTAAATCAGTCTCGATTACTCAGGGCTTTGAATCAACATTACTGGTATTTTGGCCACGAAATAGGTGATATCATTACTAAAGGTAAATTAGCTTTATCTGTTGCTTTCTTTAATAAGTATGATCCTGAAACTGGTAAATTTGTAAATAAGAATCAGTTCTTAAGAAAATTCAAAGATAAGAAAAAAGGTAAAGCTGCCTGGAAAGCATTAAACATCACATTCTTTGATGCTTTTGAAGTTAAAGATAATCAATTAGTAGTAAGACCAGAGTATGCTAAGATAGTGGATGAGAAAACCTTAAATAGAATCAAGAACACTACTAAACAAATTGCTACTAGAATTGATACCCAGTTAACTGATTTAGATAAATCAAAATTACATTCTACTTTGATTGGTCAGTTATTACTTATTTATCGTAATTTTATCTTGGTTAACTTACAAACTAAATTCTTAACTAAGAGACAGTTCAATTATTCTACTGGTATGTGGAGTGAGGCACAAATACCGGCAGCTTATGAATATATAAAAAGACATTACTTTGACAAAAGTAAAATAGATCAATTAAGAGAACTGTACAAAGATCATTATGATGAATTAGATGATTATGAAAAAGGTTGCTTAAAAAGAATTACATATGAATTTTTATTTTCTACTTTAGGTTTCTGGTTGATTTCTTCCGTAATACGTGCTATGGCAGATGAAGACAGAGATAACTGGTGGAAACAGGAAGCTGCATATCTTACGTTAAGAGCCTCTTTGGAAACTCGTGGTAACGTATTACCCATTGAAGTGTTTAACATGCTTAATAGTCCTACAGCAGCTTGGTCTACGTTACAGTATTGGGGAGACTTGACTACTGTTGCGTTGCAAGATCCTACAGAAGAAATAAATAAAGGACCATATAGAGGTCTGAACCGATTACAACGATCCTTAATTAAGGCGACTCCTTTAAGAAGTATATATGAAGCAAGAGATCCAAGATCTAAATTAGAATATTATGACAATTTGATTTCAATCTTTTAATATTTATGCCCTAAATTTTTTAAAGGCAACAATAAGAAGCCCCTTTAGTATTATACTATTGGGGCTTTATTGTGTCTTGTAATGTAATATTTTCACTTAATGGTTTTATCGTTTTAGCATTTTCATCAAACAAATACTTATGTAATTTACCATTTACTCCAGCATTCCAAAAATTCAATATCTTGATTTTTGTTTCATAACCAAGTGATTTGTATAATCCATACTCAATCTTTCTAGTTATAACGTGTATACAGTAAGCTCTATTAAAAGCTAAAACTGTATATTTAATCTTACTCATAGTTATAGTATAACTACAGTGAAATAAATGATGTTGTTTTAAAGTATTTAATAAATAAGGTTTTATATTATGAAATACTAAAAAAACGTGACTTGAAAGAAGTGGATTATTAACATCGTTCATATACATGTTAACAAATTCACTATCATCCAAGTCACGCTTACTTAAAATATCACCAAAAATTTGTGGAAGTGAAAATATACTATGTTTAGTATATTTATCTATCAGCATATCATTTCAGCACCATCTTCATCATAGTATTCTTTCATGTGATCCCACAGATCATTATTTTTATGCCATGCGATTCGTTTTATAGCATAATCTATGGTTACAAGTCTTTCCTCAATTGTTTTAGGATTGAATTTAAAGACTCTAACTTCATACCCATCATGAGATTGTACTGCAATAATATAAGTTTCGTATTCATATTCTTCAATGTTAAGTTTTAGTTCGTTTTTAAAATACCAGTGAATAGCTAACCAATAGTAAGCTAATTGACGACAATAATCAAATTCCTCTATAGAATGTTTAAAATTATAAATGTCAGCTGTCGTCTTTATATCCACTAATATTATCTTTTTATTTGTGTGATCTATCATTACTCTATCAAGTAATGACTTACATGGTAAATCTCCTAATGTTGAGGCGTTAGGATATTCCCAATTAATATGAAATTCATTATGAACTTCAAATGTTTCTGGATATTTGAATAATAATTCATTTGCTTTCTTATGATCTTCCATATTCTTTTTAATTGCTTTTAGCATATTAAAATCTGCAAATGAAATTACTTTCTTAGAATCTTTATTTCTAAAGTATTCTATATAATTTTGGTATAATTCTACTAATTCTTTTGCTTCTTGAATCTTTTTTTCTTTAGATTTATTATTATTATAAGCTGCTTCATAACTCTTAAGTAATATATTATCTTCAGATGCAAAAGGATCAACTAGTCTTGCAGTAGAATAGAATTCTAGTAAATCTTTTTGTTGCTTTACTTTGGGCACCGCAAAATCTAATATAATATAATCTTTCCAAAATTCTTCTGGTTGAAGAATATATTCATGTATCATAGTGCCTTTATCCAGAAAACTAGCTTTTAGACCTTCTTTTCCGTCAAGCATTTCTTTAAGATATCTTGGTCCTTTTTTTAAGAACCATCCGATATTAGAATTACTTATACGAGTGAGATCTTCATAATATGGTATAGATATATCCATTATTCTTCAAGTAAAATCAAATTTTCATATTCGTTCATACTAGCGTAAGCTATCATATCGTTATACTCATCGCAAGATAACATAATATCTAATTCTACCTGATCGAATTCTTCTACCATATTCTGTTCGTCTAATTCAACGTTAATCTTTTCGTAATTTTTCATAGTTCAAATGTTAGTGGTTTGTATTTAATCGAATAAGATTCATCTAATATGCTTACATTAGCATATTTTATACCTGCGTACTCTTGTAATGTATGATCTCCAGAATGAATGTGTCCAGATAATACATATTTAGGCTTTTTCTCTACAATTTCATCAAATAAATAGATATTACCTGCTGGTACACCATTGGGATATGTCTCACTTTTACGTTCCATAATATTTGCTACATATCCTACTTGGGGAGAATCATGACACATCAATATATCTACATCTTTTGGGATAGTACTATAAATACTTGGTAATATAGTATTATCAGGCATATACGCCCAATTCCCAAAATTTTTACAATAAGGTGTACCAAATATTTTGTAGTATCTATCATCTGTGTCTGAATAAATATTTGCTTCTCCGTTAATCAAAATAGTTAATTTATCAAACAAATATGTTTGAGGTTGAGTAATTATTTTTTCAAACCAGAAATCATGATTACCTGGAGTAAGTATTACTCTATCACAGGGTAGATTCATAACCCACTTTTGAAATTCATTAAAGAACCATTTAGTCATTTGTATATAGTCTCTTTGAATTTCTAATGGTGAAATATCTCCACAAATCAATAATATATCACACGGTTCTATATCAATAAGATTGCCATGTAAATCACTAATCGCAGTTACTTTCATATCCTACTTTTCTTCTAGTTTTGGTTTCATCTTTAATAAATAAATATTCGTTAAATTTATCATTAAAGAAAGTGTTAGTAGAAATAAATTTAATCTCTTCTACTTTTAAGTTTTTTAACTTCTCGTTCATGTTTTGCATGAATTTTCTTTTATAATTCTTGAATTCGTCTAATACATTCATCTGTTTCTTTATGATTATGTACTACAAATAACTTATACTTTTCAGCTAAACCTTTATTTAATAATGACCACATAAACCATTTCCATTTATAAGGCCATACATCATTAGGTCTTCCTTTAGCTTCGATAATAAAATTATCTCCAACAAAATCTGGAGTATAAGTCATGGCACGAATCTTTTTGCCACAAAATGTAAATGATGGAATTAATTCAAACTTAATAGGCTCATATTCTGCTTTGAGATTATGAGCCTTTAATTGTTTATAAACATAAGTTTCTAATTGTGATTTGAACTGTATTCCATCATATACATTAGGTGTAGCATTTTTAACTTTCTTGTTCTGTGAGGTCTTTCTTTTTCTTCTTGTAGTTTTCATATGCTTCTAATATAGCTTCGATTCCTTCACAGACCACTGTAGCACCAAGATTAGAAATAAATACAATTAGTGCTAATTCAAATGTTGTTACCATCTTTTTCTATTTTTTAATTATTTCAATAATGAATAATCTTCTTAAGTTAAGAAAATATTTTTAAACTTAATATGGTTCCACATACTATAGTACACAATAAGCTTACAATATCCATATCTTGAACTTTAGTTCCTGCTATTGTCTCTGCTATAAATACTATTACAAAAAGAATATAGATAAAAGAATATATACTAGTTGTTATAATATTTTTATACTTTTTTAGATTCTTTAGTTTCATATTTTTCTAAATATTTAGAAAGTTTTTCTAAAGATATTAAATCATAGTTAGCTAGATTTCCATCTATGCCTACATCTACTCTTAATTCTTTAGAATCTGTATTTATTTGATCTACTTTTCCATGACAATGTCCATGTATCATAACAGATCCTTTATCTTTATGTTCCCAACTTAACATTGGAAAATGACACATAATGATTTCTAGATCTTTATATAAGAAATTATATACAGATTTTTTAAACTTAATATTCTTGATTTGAGTAATATGATTAAAATAACATTTTAAATGATCTGGTATTTTATCATGATTACCAAGTATTAATACTTTATTACCATTTAGTCTTTGAAATAGTTTTCTTTTATCTTCTACTTCACCAAATGCTAAATCACCAAGAATATACACTGTATCTTTCTTATTTACTCTGGAATTCCACAATTGTATCATAGCTTCTTTAGCCTTTTCAACAGTATCTCCAAATAGTTCTTTACGTTTTGGATGGAACTCTAATATACGATCATGAAAGAAATGTAGATCTGAAGTAAACCAAATCATAATATTTCTTTTAACCAGTTTTTAATTATATCAAAGCCATTATTCTTAACAGCATCCGATATATCTTTACTATGGAATTTCTTATGTACTAAGAATCCATTTAAGCCTGTTTTAAGGCTTATTTTACGCATATTTTTAACTCCAGGAATATCTCTATCAAAACAAATTAAAATACGTTTAAATCGTTTCTTAAGTTGCTTTAAAGCTTTATCTGGAATAAAAGTACTTTCTGATGATGGTGATATAGCATTGTATCCCATTTCATAAAGAACCATTACGTCCTTTAAAGATTTAGTAATAATTAATAAATCACCAGTTTTAGGTAATTGTTCATAACCTTGAATATCATTCTCAGTTAAATTATTACGCCATTTAGTATATTTATCTGCTAAAGGTCTATAAATCTTGAAATGATCATATACTTTATAAGCATACATAGGATTTTCATCTTTATATATGCCTTTAACAATTCCATCACATAAATAATATTTAATGCTAGACACATTATATTTATTTAATGTATCTTTACTAATACTAAATTGTGACCAGAATTGTTTATCTACATCTGTCCATTCTTGTCTAACTACACCTATTATGGTATCTTTAGATTCATAGTACTTGGTACTTTTAAGCTTGGTATTATTTGTAATAGATAAATCAGTTACAATTCGTTGTAATACATCATTATAATTTGTTAGACCTGTATAAATCTCTACAAATTTAATAACATCTCCACATTCACCATTTCCATGATCTTTAAATAGTAATTTACCTGATTTTCTACTTCTGAATATTCCAAATGAAGGATTTTTATCTTCTCTAAATGGACTATTATATATAAAACCAATCTTAAATTGTCCAATATATCTAGCGTAAATATCATATTCTGTGACTTTTGATAAGATATAATCCAAAGTAATTGGAGTATCTTGCTGTTTTATTTTTGTAGAGTCATACATATGATATAGATTTAAATAAAGTGAAGAGTGGCGGACTCGAACCGCCCCATTTAAATACATGCTAGTTAGCATTTGTATTAGGCCCATTCACACATCTGCTCATTTCTTATTAAAGAAATATGTGCTTACTCTTCTCCACCTTTAACAATACCCCCTGTGTGGTCAGTGCCAGCCTACGATCTGGTATACTTACATGACAAAAGTCAGAGGTAGTATAGTCTTCGTTCTATTGCGCAAATAGAATTATATCTTAAAACGGCAATCTATTAGGATCGGCGCTATTATTTTCATCCATAGAACTTCCCATAGAGAAAGGACTTGGATTAGATTTTTCTAAATCTGCTACAATAGGCTTCTCGAATTGATCGATACCTAATTTTACAATAACAGATTTATTTTCGTTTACCAAAGACATTGGTTCAATAAACGTATACTTTGCATACTTTGGTAGTGTAGTATAACCACTATTATTGTATACAATTTTAACTCTCAACAAAGTAGTTAAATCTGCTTTATTAAGCATTTCGGTTACCCATTGAGCAAACTGAGTGAAGTTTTCACCGATAAACTTACGATCTTCAGCATTAGGATAATAACATTTCAAAATTTGTTCAATTCTTGAAAATTGATTATCACATTTATTCTGAAAATTTTCTTCAGTTTCATCAGATCTCTTAGAAGGTTCCCACTCAGTATGCGTCAGCAATTTACCTTCTTTTTCAAACTTAAATTCAATAAAACTATTACCATTGATAGATTTATCGAATCTTACTGCAGTTAACATTACGTTATCTTCAATACCTGCTGACAAATGTGCTACGTCTTTCTTTACAATAGTCTTGGCTCTTTCGGAACTATACATATTCTTTAATTTTGGTTAACTTAAACTTCTGGTAAATAAATTCTGTCCCAATGGAATGTTAATTCATTGTTTTCATTGCTTTCTGCAATTACTATTTTTTGCTCACGCAAATGTGGTGCTCTTGCTCCTTTTGTAGTTTCATCTTTACTATCGAAATTAATAATTGTTTCATTACCTTTTCGATACATAAAACCTACTGCATCAGCTTCTCCACATATAATATCTCCTAGTTTACCTACAAGATCTAAGGACATTTCTGTCATATCCTCACCATTCTTATTAATCATTTTATCCTTAGTATGACCAATAAGAATTAAGTTATCAGTAAGTTCTTTAAACATATCGATAACTTTTCTTACAGCAAGTCTGATATATTGATATCCTGCTCCTTGTGGAAGCAATCTAACATCAGTACCTTGCCAAGATTTTCCTTGAGGTTGAGCTTTATAGAGAGTGCCTGCATAAGGTAGACATATTTCTTCTAGTCGTGTAGCATTATCTATAGTAATATATTTATATGGCTTTTTACCTGTTTCTTTGATCTTTTCTCTGATTGCGTTTGCAATTTCAGCGAAATCATTAATAGTTCTTGCTTGTACTGCTAATGCATCTAAGAATTCAGAGCCACCCTCTAGATCAATAATTAAATTATTCTCTAGAGCTGCTACACAACTAGTTTTACCAGTTTTAGGTCGACCGTAAATAATCAAAAATCTAGGATTATTTACTTTTGCTTTTACTTTTTCTGTAGGTAATACTATCATATTAAGATATTTTTACCTTTCCAGATATAATTTGATAAGTTACGAAAGAATTTGATAAAATTTGAAAGAATCTGAAAAGTTTCGTTAATAATTACGCAGCAAAGATAGCGTTAATTTCTACTGCGATATTATAAATGTTAATCTGATCTTCTTTCTTCATAGTTGTAAAGAAATCAGAACGAGTAAATGTCGGAATAATTTCCGAACCTACCTGAATATAATTACCATGAATTTTAATCGGTGTATCACAGATAATAAAATCATAAGTAGGATTATTAGCATAATATGCACATTCCAACAAATGTGTAGCTGCTTTATTCCATTCCAGATTCAGAGAAGTAGGAGAAATATTTGTAATTGTAAAACTCGGCTTCTCAAACGTATATTTTTTCGTCGGTTCATCACCGAAGATGATATAAATATTATCTTTCTTATCTTCTTTCTTTGCCCAAGGAACTAGATTCTTAAAGGCTTTTGTCAGAAGATTATCAATATAATTATCATCTTTTTTCTTACTGATTTTCTCGTAATACGGATTCAAGAAATCGTAAGTATTAAAGTTAAAGTTGTTATTGTTACCCTTTTTATTCAAAAATGTCGTAGTCATGTTAGCCAAAAATTAAATTAATACTGTGGTTTATTCTCAGATCTATCTACTTCAATTAAGTTGTTATATTGCAGATCGTTCTCATATTCAAGTATGGCTAATTTGCCTTCTCTAACTTTTAAAAAGTGTAGATATACTTTATTTTGTACAGGTAATCGTGACGGTCCGTATGCAGTAATACCTAATGTTTCAGGTCTTGATAAAACTGCTATAACGTCACTACCTTGAAATACAGAGTCTGAGGATGACAAGTCACTTCTCATAGGATAATGACTTGACGGATTTATAATCCTTTCAGGCATTTCAATATTACGATTCATCTGAGAAAGCTGAATTATACTTGTTTTACCAACTTTCTTAGCTCTGATAAATACTCTTTCTAATGCTGCTATAATCTTTCGTTCATCATTAGTATCATTTCCTTCGACCAATAATGTATGATCTAGAAATATGATAAGCCATTTATCTTTTGCAATCGTATTTTGAAAATATGTTATAGTATCTTCTATCTTACTTACTGTAGCTGATTCATCTACATAATAGATGGGATATTGTTTAATAACTTCTACTTCTTTTTCAATATCCTGTAGTAAACTATCAGAAATATCTTCTGATGCACTATACAGCTCTGAAGTTGTGTGACGCAACTTATTAGATAGCTTTCTTCCTACTTGTCTACTAGAGAGCATTTCAAAAGAAAATGATAATACAACTAGTTCCTTATCAGGATTAAGTTCAATTAAGTCAGTTTCAAGCGTATTTACAAATGATGATTTACCAGTACCAGAAGCACCTACTATAGTGTAAACGCATCCTGGTTCAATACCACCACAGCACATAAAATTGAATTTATTCCATCTACTTTTAAGTGGTTCAATTTCATGATTCTTACGCTGCTTTATATAAGTAACTGCTTCATCAGCAGCTACAGATATATGTTTAAATGGTAAGGGACTAGATAAGTTCTGTTCCATAGAGATTATCTTTTATTGGTTCATTAATTTGTTCTTCATAGATTTCCCATTCAGAGTTAGTAAGCCATTTCCACATAGTCTTCATATAACCTATTTTACCGCTCATAAGTTTGTCAGATACTTCTTTCTCCAAACATTGAATAATATGATTATGCAAAATAGTATCGTTTTTAACAATCTTGTTATATAAAGCTCTACATTTCTTTGAATTACCTTGTAAAAAGCCTTTAGTACCATCAGGTCTTACTACTACTATAGGATAATGCTTCTTAAATTCTTCGAATAAATCTGCATTACCGGTAATAATATTCACTAATAGTTCAGTTTCTTTATATGAAACTTTCTTAGCTTTTTCTTCTCTAATAAGAAATCCTCTGTCGATTAAATCTTGTATATCATTGTCGCTGACCTGGCTAACGATGTCTTTGACCTCTTTGATAGATTTTTGATTATTGTCCAATACAAGATTTAAAAATACTAGCTGACTTAATGAAAGATTGTCTATCTTTTTCAATAGACTTGTATCTATTTCTAGTATCATAATGAATTAATTTAATTCATCTGTTCTAGAGTATGATATTCTTTGTTAATATTCGTCAAAATTAAACAGATTTAACTGCTTTGGTTTTAATTTTTCAATTACTTTTATACATTGATTAATATAATACTGATAATTTATATCATATATACTCTGGAATGTTTCTCCTTGAGAGTATTTCCATTGTAAATCTTCATCAGAATAAAACCTATTATGTAATTTAACCCCATAGTCTTTTAACATAATCTGATAAGACTTTTTACCAGTATCGTCTAATTTCCATTTCCACAAATAGTATCCACTATTACTAACGTAGAAACGATTAGTTCTTTGTTGAATTTGTTCATTATACTCAACTGTCCATTGCTTTCCAGTCTTTTCCGCTTGTAAGAATTTACGTATATCTTTACAAGATTTAATAGTATCTTCTACTGGAATATTATGTATAAAATAATTGATAATAGCTTCTGGAATTATCTTTGGAGACAAACCTTTTCCTAAAGTAATTCCTGTAAGGAAATATCCTTTTTCTTTAATGTTTCCTTCTGGAGATAATCCGAAGTAATCATTAATAGCTAATTGATAGAATTGAGTAAACTCTTCCGTTTCTAATTTTAATTTAGTTAAGTCTTCCCATTCCTTTAATATCTTTTGTAGTTCTTCATATTTAGCCTTTTTGCACGTATATAAGACACCATCAGTATTAATCTGATGTAACTTACATCCGATAGATAAAAGTCTCTCAGAGAGCTTTAAAAGTAGTAATTGTCCATTAATTCTAATCTGCATTACAGTAAACGGACTATAACACCAAGAATGTTCATTTTGTAAGTTACCACTTAAACCATTTAATGATAATTTAAGTGTTTTATCTACTACTTTATTCTTATTCTTCTTAGCATTCAATCTTCTTGTACGAATGCTAGAGTAAGTCTCTAAGAATTCTTTACCTAAATGTGGTGGATATAAATTATGCTCTATAATCATACTAGGATATAGAGAACTAACGTCAGAATCTAATAGTAATTCATCTTCTCGTGGTTTAATAATCTCTACACCACGATCTCCATGAATACCGCCAACACCTACAGTTACTTTCATATCTCCAAAGATAAAGGTATTTTCATATCCTTTTCTTCCTGGTGATACATTATGTAGTTGTTTCATTTCTTTTAATAGATTCTGTAATATAGGAGTATCAAATTTAATCCAAGGAAATATTACTTTCTCTAGATCTATTTGATCACAAGGACTCCTTAATTGTTCTAATTTATCTTTAGAAATACCAGTATGTTTAATATATTCTTGTTCAAGAATCTTCATACCAGTGTTTACTCCATCTAAACTTAGACAATTTATCTTATATTCTTCTTCAATAGCTACTCTCAGGTTTAGATCACTTTCACATCTGTATAATAATTCTTCGGTAGATTCTACATCATTTATATTATATGATATTAATCTATCTATATCCTTTTCAGGAAGATCTTGATGCCAATCTACTACGAATTCTTCTACATTCTTGTATTGCATTGTTACTTGCATCTCTTTTAAAGATACTCGTAAAGCTTTAGAATATAGCATTGTTAATAGATCTATTGATAAGAAGTTTTTAGCATATTTATACTCTTTCCATAAATCAAAATCAGAATTTTTATCAATTACTAATTGACTCATTTTAAATATTGATTCAGTTAATTCTCTAGTACTATAACTATTAAAATAATGTTTATTATACAACATTATAATATAGTTTAGAATAGGATTATCATAATGTATGTTATTATAACCTACAAAATAGAAATCCTTATAGAAAAATGTAACTAATCCTTGTATATCTACTCTTCTTGAAGATATTTCAAATACTGTAATCTGTTTTGTTTCAGTATTCTTACAAGTACAAGTAAATACATTTTTTAAAACTTCAATATCAAAGACTACACAAGTCTTTCCTTTAATTTTCATAGTACTATGGTTAATTAGTTGCGGGAGATAGATTCGAACTATCAACCTCTGGCTCGTGAAACCAACGCGCTACCTTTGCGCCATCCCGCTATATTGTGCGTTACAGACGCACCCCTGTTGTATATTATGCTGCTTTACTTTTCGGATTAAGTCTACTACGATCCTTAAACTTATCGTTCAACATCTCACTTACACATTTCTGATCTTTACCGATACCAGAGTAAGCATAAATACCTACATATGTATCAGGTTCTTCTTTCATGTGTTTGTTATGAGCTTCTTTCATACGTTTATTAAGTTCTTCTGGCTTACAAATGAATGCACAAACAGAATCACTTATGATTTCAGATGAAGCAATTGATGCAATACGTATCAAATAACGTACTTTTTCATCTTTCATCTTTGTTTCAGCAACTTTAATATATTCTTCTGCTCTAGTTTTATCTACAGCAATGTTGTTCTTTACTTTGGGAACTTTTATTCCACCCGTAGTAAGATACTTAGCACGTTTTTCTTCTTTTCGTGCTAGACGAGCTTTTTCAGACTCTATAAAACGTTTAAGATTTAATTGTTGAATCTTTTGTTGTTTAAGATGTTCTGTAAAAATCTTATCTTTACGTAGTTTTCTACGCTCTGCAATCCTTGCAAGACGCTCTGTTTCAGTACGTCTACGTTTCTCTACGCGATTAGCATAACCTTGACGATCTGCTGCAATTTCTGAAGCTTGACGTTTCATTTCAGCATTAAAAGCTGCTTTACCAGCTTCTTTTTTAGCCTTAATTGCTTCAATTCTCTCAGCCTTTGTAGTACGTTTAAGTTTGATCTCTTTATGATGTAATCGTTTAAGAGCATATTCTGTATCACGTTTAACACGTTCTTCATGTTTTTTATTTCGCTCTTCTATAGATTGATTCATAAATTCTTCTTTCTTGTTAAGACGAGCTTCAATCTCTTCACGTTTAACAGCATGAGCTTTTGCAAGAAAATCCTGTTGTTTCTTCGCATTAGCTATAGCTTCAGGACTAGGAATAGTCTTATTACGTAATTCTGCTTTACGTTCACGTTTCTTTTCGGCTATTGCCATTTTGTCCTTTTTAACTTTTTCCTTAATTTTCTTATCGGCTTCATCGAATTTCTTCTTCTGCTCTTCTTTTTCAATAGCGCGAAGAATAATTCTATCAGCCAGATCATTGGCTGCAGATACAATTGCTGCTTTCTTGGCTTTCATTATATCTGACATCTTTTTTAGAAGAGTTTGCTGCATCTCTTCTTTTACTTTGGCTTTTGCAGCTTTTTCTGCAAGCTTAGTTTCAATCTTCTTAATATAATCAGATTGTTCTTCATTTAAAGCTTCTACTTTATAACCTAATTTTAAAGCCTGATATACATCAGACTTCCATGTTTTACTTTCTACCGGATACTTTTTGGTAGAATTGTCAATTGTTTGAGATTTGATATCTTTTTTCATGACTTTACTTTTTAAAATGTTAATATTAATATTCGAGACTTGTTGGTCTCTGGGGATTCGAACCCCACTTGCCACTCGTTATTTTAATTTTATTTTATGCTATTAGAATATATCACAATTATAAAAATAGAGATATTTGAACTACTTTAAAATAACTTACAGAGACCAGTTTTACCTTATGCTGCTAAATACATATATGCAGAAGATATATCTATTTCAGCATTACTGTTGAAATCTTCAAGCTTCTTCTTCAGAGCATTGATTTCCAGCTGCAGTTTATTCTTTAATTTTGTAATATAATCTGCAGTGATTTCTTCAGTTTTAAACAATTTCTTTTTACCAAGTTTAGCTTTTAAACCAGGATTAATAGTCGGAATAGATCCCAACTGAACTATATACTCATTCTTTTCAGAAAGAGTATAAATAATAGGATAGATACTTTCTTTAGGAAAGTCTTTACGACTCTTAAAACCTAGATTAATAGCAATTGAATCCAGCTTGGTCTGAATTCGATTATTAGACATTTCTGTAATCGTATCCAACAATGCTTTCATATCGTAATTTCGTGTAGCATTCTTATCGATCAAGTTTTCAGTGCGGATGATATTCCACATTTTTTTGATCTCTTTATCATACTTCTTACGATTTTCAATAATTTCAGTTGATTTAATTTTGTTCATATACTTTTGATTTTAATTGATTAAACATAAAAGTATACTCAAATATGATCAACTACCTGTACTTTGTGGCTATGTTCATCCCGATATGACATCTTCGTCTTATTCTTGAAGCTTTCCTTCACTTAGTATCCTTAGATACATTATCATAGCCTTATAAGATATAATAGAAAGGACTTGACTTACATCTGCAAGTCCTTTGTTATATCTTGAAAAGTAATAATTATATTTTCTGTATTGTTGCGTTACATCTGCTATTATACATTCAATATTCTTATTGCTTTAGAATAGTCAACTTTAATTAACTAGGATACTTACCTATTTTAATCGCATAGAAATCTCCAAAACCATCTTGTACCAATACTCGCTTATCCGGAAGTCTTACCTCACCTTTTTCCGAAGAAGCTTGCATTGCTGCAACATCATTTAGATATCCTAAGCGATAACCAATAAATATCCGAGTAATAGCATAGGAGTAATCTCCTTTATCTAAAGCTTTAGTAAAATCTTTTACAAGACAACTAAAAGCTTCATTATTTCGCGTTCCACCTTTTCCAGTAATGACTTTAATAAGCCGTAAACAAATATCATTAGTACTCAATACTTTCTCATCCTTAAAGAGTCTATTGATAAATTTATACCGTGTTCTGCCTAACGTTACACTACCGTCTTTTTCGACATGAATATATCTAGCTATTTCTTTCTCATCCATGAATAGCAAAGATATAAAGTCTTTATCAGCAAACATGTGCTGAAGATCTAAGAACGCTTCTTTCGTTAAAGGCGCACTCATGATCTTTATCCAAAATAACCGTTAATTTCGATTCCTTCAGCAGCCATTGCTGTTTTACAAGCGGCAATTTCGGTTTCGTTTGCGGTTTCGAATGTTTTAATAAACCGCATTTGCTCGTTAACAAATGCTGTAAGTTTTGCCCGTGATTCCATATTCAGAGCAACAACTTCTTTTGTTAACTGTGGATAATCAATAAAGATTGTACTTTCACCAGTTGCTTCGAACCGAGTGATAGCATTCTTTACACTTTCCGCGTTGGGCTTCGGGATAATATCTGCAATATCGTTGATTCCAGAAATCTGAAGCCGTAACTTTGGATCATCATTATATTCTACGAATTTTGTACCTTCTGCACTTTCTACTTCCCGTGCAACTTTAACCTTAACGGGTTTAATTGAATACAGATTAATCTGTTGACTAGTCCGTAGTTCATTGTTCTGTACTTTCCGTGAATAATTCGGATCCACTGAATTTTTCTCAATAATGAGAATATATTTACCAAGTGTTGCACCACACTGTGATGCCAAAATGACTGATTTATCCATTTTTAAAATTCCTTTTTTGATTCCGTGGTTGATTCCACCTACGGAGAGATTAAACAATTGATTTACATATTTATGAGTTTAAATTAAACGAGTTTTGCTCTCTTTGTATAGATTTTATTAGATAGAGGATATGGCTAATCGTCTATGTACATTCAAGTACAATCCTTTACAAAGTGTAATTTTTTTGTTTTAAACGCATAGTCTTCATATTAATGATTTTATTTACATCAAAATCAAGGTAGATACTTCCTCTTCCTTTCTGCTTTCCTTGCTTCTACAAAAATAGTTCGGATACCAGAATTAATATTACTTACACGAGTGTCTGTGTAAACTACAGCTTATCATATTATTGATCTTGTACAGCTTGTTCTTAGGACTAATGAGATCCAAGACATTTGTATACACATCTAATACTATTACTTTAGATTTTACAATTCTTTTACGCTTAAAAGAAAGGAACTATTGCTCATCATATTAACTTAGTATTTCCCGGCGTCTCAGGGTTAATCTCAAGTAATCACAAATACAAGTAACTATTTGCAAGATAGTTGCACATGTGAATTGGCTCATCATGTAGCTTATGATTACTTAGAAGTTAATACTTACCACTTTATCGAATCCGTTACAGATACGGTCGTTTTCTAACGTTACTTAAATAGTTCTGCCCTACAAATGCAGCAACGGTTTTTAAATCCTATGCAGTATACTGCCCATAGGTTGTTTTACAAGCACGAATATTGAGGACTTTCACCTACTTTTCACTACTCTTTCCGCATGACAGGTATCCAGTCTATGAAGATTCATGAAACGCTTTCTAATGAACATGTATTGTTGCGCAATACACTCTATTAGTTTTATTAGCAATAACGGTTGGCTTGCCAAGGACGCAGTCAGGAAACATATACTACTATACAACAGCAGATTCTACTATCCTTAGCGGGGACTTCCCTGGATTTATTATTCGTGGGCGTAGCCACTACTTTAGTTAAACATGTTATCCACGCTTTTGTTTAAGAGTGACGTTAACTCTCGGGCCAGTGATGAATCGTTGGATTCAGGTAAATGTCATAACATTTACGTTTCTCTGGATTAACAGACTTGAATTTAGCCCATTGACTATACATTAGCCCAACTTTCGCCTTTTATCTCTCGGAAAGCCGACTGAGATCTGATTGAACTTCTACCTTTCTTCTCAGGTAACGGTGTTTCTACCGGCGTATTTAACTTTTCGATAACGTAAATTATTGAGATCCCTCTCACTTCTTGCGAAGTAACCACCTTGCTAAAGGGTGTCGTTATTCTGTAGTAGTGTTATAGGACACGTTTTACAACCTGCTTCTTTCCATATATTATTGTGTCATAACTTGAAGCAAACACTGACACATTTGTATTAATCGTTCTATTAAGTATAGGTTTGGCACCTAATCCAGATAATCTGTCATACTTAAATATAATAAAAGTCTCGAATTCTTATTATATTCTAATGAATTTAAAGTTCATAGTATGGATCATAGCCTCTCAGCCATATGTTCCGAAGTAATAATACAGACTATTATCCTTTACTTCTAAGAGTAAAAGATTACGGAATTGTACCGTTTTACTTCTTCACGTAGCACCTAATAGCACCCTCGATTAATCTCTCTGCCTTCATATCTACTTTTATATGTATTTAAACATACGTTCCAATTTAAACCTTTTGGTACCTTGTAGAGAACACTACAGTAGCATTTTTATCTTATCTATATCTTCCAATAATAGATTTAGAATGGATGCTTTGGACACACCCAAGAACGTTAGTCAGGAGTCAAAACTTAGTAAACTTTTGGATGTTTAACTAAGGGGCAACTCGTGTTTAGTCCCTTCTTGATTTCGTACATGATTGTACCCACGGACATAGGTTTCTCCTTTGTGTAGACTTCAATACACTCATAAATACATCTCATAACTATATTTACTTTAGGATACCGATACCTTTGCTTAGTTTGTCTTCGTGTCTGCTGACCTAGATCGCGTTTTTAAATCTCCGCCAGACGGTTCTCTGAGATTTTATGGGTTTAGCACGCTGTCCCATTTTCTTACTAATTTTTCATGGATAAAGTAATAAATCCATAGTAAGCTATCATATTACCTTTTGAATCACAGTGTTAGCTGTTATCATATTCTCATATCCTGTATTACTTATCTATATATACGAATCCTCTTGGCCTTTGATATTCCTAATATATATATGCTGTCTTATTGCTTTTAAAGTGTACAGCTACAATACCACTATATATAATGCCCTGCTTCTTACTACGGGGGAGAGACTCGTTTTCCCCGGTGCCATTCTACGGTAAGCACATAGTTAATCACTAATACAATAAGCAAAAAATAAACAAAATAAATAGAATAAAATAATACCAATTAATGATATTACATTAGTTTTAGTTATTTTTTGCTTCATTTCTCTACACTTTTAGGATACTCAGGTACAAATTTGTGAGAGCGGGGAGCTGGTAGAGTAAACATTACCGGTCTCATTTGTACCTCAGTTTTTGTTTCATATATTACTTTAGGTTTAGATTGTTTATATACTACCTTTTCCACGATTTTCGTGGGGTGATTGACAGTTATATCAGTACTTGTAACGGGTATATTACTTTCCACGATACTTTTACCTGTCTCTAAATCCAGGTTAAGTTTAAAATTACCTGGGATTGGAGGTAACTGAACCGTTTTAACGATTTCTGTTGCCGTAACACTTTCAGGTTTGAAAATGTTAGTATTGTAGGACATAATAATTCCTACAACAAACACTGCTAAATAAGCAAATTTACCTTTCATTTGATATAATAGGTTAAGCACCTACTACAGCTTTGAAGTCCTCTTTTGTAAAGAGTGGATATGCAGCATCTTTATCTACATACAAGTTACGTATTTCGATCATCTTGTTAGCTGCTTTTAGAGCAAAATCTTCATCAGATTTAGAACCTACTTCATCTTTATAGATGTCATAAAATGGTCCCATAATCTTTTTGAACCAGTCAATTAGTTCATCTTCTGCCGGCTTCTGTAACGCAATACGTACAAATGTATCACGTGTCGGAGCCAAAATACCCTTTACTACACAGGGATCTTGTTCAATAGGCTGAGCAGGATCTGTATGCATTACTTCAATAAATGCTTTAATCAAATCTACTACATCCTGATCATTCAAACCTTTCATATTCTTCCGTAACAGAGAATGTGCAAAGATCATAGTCTGACCTAACTTCAATGAAGTTGTAGTAGAAGACATGAGTCCAGAGAGTACAACAATACCTTTCTTACCGATAATGTTGAAATACTCTTTTGCAAGAGTTCCTAAGTTTGCATTACTCCAGATTCCTTTCTGAACGGGATCTTCCGTAATATTCTCACGATATGTCTTGATTTTACCCAAGATACGTAAGAATTTATTAGACGGAGTTTCTCCAGATATCTGAAGATCCTGAGTGATTGCAGCTTTCGCTTCATCATCATTCTTCCAATTCAGGGGATTCATCTGTTCTTCGGTAAGTTTTACATGTTTAGGTGGTTTAACTGTTGAAGCTAAACCTGATGCGGCATTCTCTGCATCAGCTGCTGCTTTTGTTTCAGGAGAAATATCCTTAAACTCAAGACGCATCTGATTAGGATCATCTGTAGGATGAGCTTCAAGAGCAACACCCATAGATGCAGCCGTATCAATAGCTTGCTGAACAATGAGTTCATCGTTCGGCGTAAGCATATTACATTCACGTTTCTGTGCAAATGATTGTACAGACAAACGTACAGCATACCACATCATATTATAATCCAACATGGATTCCATCTGAATCGTAATTGGTTTACTACGATCCATACGAGCAGTACGACGTTCAAGTGCTGACAAGAATTCTGCAGCATGATTTGCATCCATCAAATCGTTAGGACCCATAAGTGAGATCAAAGTGTCTACTTTAGGTGATTCTAATGGAGAAACTACAGGTTTCTTTACTTCTTCTGCTGCTACATTTTCTACTGTACCTGTAGCATCAGTGGTAGGCTTTTTTGTCTCCTTTTCCTCTTTCTTAGGAGCTGTAGGAGCTGCGGGTTTAGGAGTTTTATCTTCCTTTAATCCAGTCTTCGGCTGTTCTTTCTTAGCTTGTGCAGCCGGTGCAGCCGCAGGAGCGGCAGTAGTTTTCTTTGTTTTATCGTCAATCTTCTGACCTTTATTCTTATTATTTCCCATTTTGATAATGTTTAATTCGCCTTTTCGAATGTTTATAAGTTAATAATTTAATTTAAAAGCTAATAATGTGATCCCGTTATATCCATCTAGGATGAATCTGGGAATGGGGGAGCTATGCGGTCAGTATACGCAAGCTTTTTAGAATTTAATCGTGGAAACTCCTTTACTACAGTTTTATAATCCTGCACCTGACTCACAGCCCCAGAATGGCGCATCTGTACAGGTTCCAACACTGCACAAACAGACTGTGTGGATGCAGGATTACTAACTGCAATGGAATTTTCAATCTTAGTATTCTCTTTTTTACTAGGTTTATCCTTAGTAGCAAATTGAATACCAAGACCCACGACAACAGAAAATGCCAAAGTAAGCAATAAATTACTTGCCATTGACGAACTACCGTAATATCGTGCAATTGCAACGATACCAGTAATTACTAGCATAGATACAATGAATGTTGTCATGTTTTGTTAGTTTTTGAAATTTTTTGAAAATAATACTTGAGTCTATGCTTAGCTTTGTTTAAGTCGGACTTTACAGTTCCAACTGGTATACCAAGCTTAGCACTTAACTCTTCATAACTTAGATGGCTAAAATATCTGAGTTCTAGAAGGTTCCTATATTTAGCTCTAAGTCGAGTTAATGCAATTTTAAGAATATCTATTGACTCTGATTTAATTAAATCAGTTTCGGGATCATTATCACTAGATACTTGAATTGCATTATCCTCATTATCTATAGAGATATTATCTTGTTGATTCTTATTCTTTCTAATATAGTCAATGACTGTATTTATTGCAATAGTTTTTAACCACGCTTCAAAAGAAATAGTCTCAACAAAATAATCGAGTCGTTTAAAAGCCTTAGTAAAGGTAACAGACAATAAATCGGCTGTTGCTTCTTCATCTTTTATCGCATCATAGATAATATATCGTATTAAACGATAATAATTATTATATAATTGCGTAAAGGCTTTTTCATCACCGTGCTTCGCCTTTTCAATTAGAATCTTTTCTTCTTCTTTCATAGGCCTACGGATTAGTGAGTAAGAGAGAACCCAATCTCTCTTACCCTATTATCGTCATTATATTGTTATATTTAAACGATAATCTGGCGCAAACGGAAGCTGTACTATTTCTTGCCAAAAGAAAGTATCATAAGCTCGTTTACGAATCCAAAAACAATATATAGTATTATCAAATAGATAATCCTGATATTGTCTTGGAATATTTAATTTGTCGATTAAAGAAGTAGCTATTCTTAGCTGCACTTTATCGGTTGCGATAGGACTTCCTACCATTAATTCAGGTAGAAAAAGTTTAGTACTAACTCTATATAACCAAGTTTGTACATTTTTTCTTTGTTCTAAGCTAAGAATAAATTTATCACTTATTGGTTTATAATAAGGTTTAAAATATTCTTTTGCTTCTTCTCCACCTATTATGTTCCAATCACATCTATAACCACTATTATTATCAAATAATGGTAATAAATAATCAGGAACACCTTCATGTTTAATGAAGTCAATAAACTGCTGTGATAGCTTTGCAGATTTATCGTAAATATGTTTTTTTACTTCATCTGCATTCACGGTCGTAATGATAATTTGAATTGTTTCCAAATCTCAGTAGCAGTAGTTACATCAAGTGCTTCATCTTTACAAATTGTAATAACTGCCATATTATCATCCATTTCTAATAGTTTATCTTTGTTTTCAACTAATGTTGAATACTTAGATAAATCAAGAATATCTCTTTTTATTTCTTCAGGTTGTTTTACTAATTTAACCTGAATAGGCGTGTAAGTATATTCATTCGGATGAGCTTCCATTTGATTTTGTAGTTTTCGCTTATCTGCTTCATTTGCATATATACCACTAGTGAAATTAGATAAACTAATAACATTGACTACACGTAACATTGGTAATTCACCTCCAATACTTACTAAGAGTTGTTCACCAGTAGCATTATGTTCTGCAACATATAATCCTGGTTTATTGAGTGTTATTATTCTTGATGACATGTTTTATTAATTTTGTTGTTATACACTTCAATGATTTTCTCGGCATCGGTGAGTGATACACCAAACTCTTCTTGAATGGCAATATTTGCCATTAAAGGATTAGGATTTTCATCGATAATCTGTTTAAGTTTATCTTTTTCACCTGGTTTAAAATAAATCCAATAAGATAGTTCCATATTACTCTGGGAATAAAGTTTCTAATTCTTTAATGTTCAAATTACTTATTACAATGTCCATTTGTTTTGGTACATTATAAGTAATATAAGCAGGTTTACAGTGTTTATGGGCTTTATTGTGCCAATAGTCCCACCATGCTCTTTCATGCAATGAAATACGAGCAAATTTGCTTCGAATTCCATCATTAACACACAGAATAACAATCTTCTGTTTAGAGTTAATAAGATTGCTATCTTTTTCCTTACTGGATGGAATTGCTCCTAACTCAATAAGTTTCCGATACAATCCAACTACACAGTTTCTACTTCCAGCTCCTATAAATTCTCTGCTGAATGTTTTTAAATTACCATGTAATTGGTTTAAAGTTACTTTTTTCATCTAAGTTACTTTTTAAGAAATTAAACATATGATTCCAATTAATAAAAGTATTATGAGTAATACTGTTGACCATGCTTTGCGAGGATCTTCTTCGTCATTATAAGAATTATAACAAGACATAATATTAATTTTTAGATTTTGTTACTTCTGTGAGACTCGAACTCACATTTCATGGTAAAATCCACGGTTCTAACCAGTTAAACTAAGAAGTATCCCTAACTTTCGTATTTAGCACGCATCATACTCTTACGCTACGCAAGAATAATCAGTGACAAATGAATAATTGCCATTTAAATTTAGAATGAACCTATTTTACCTTTCACTACTAGTCAAAACCAAGCAGCCCCTTAAAGTATATCTTTTTTACTCAAACGCAATGATATAGTGAGAAAAGATATATAGAAACTCGTGGAGCTGGAGGGAGTCGAACCCTCGTCCTAATAGTTTCCAATAAACCTAATAAGACACAATACAGTTCTTATATTGTGAATAATGTTAAAAATCATGGAGATAGTGAAAGTAAGGAGATCTCTCTCCTTACTCTCTATTTATCATAGTCATCATATGTACCATCATAAAGACCTGGAAAATACTCCAAATCTTCTTGAATATTCATAATAATATCTATGAGTTCTTCTTTTGACTTATTTTCTAAGTCTTCTCTTGTCCAATCCATAATTGTGAATTTTAAGAGTTTATCCTAAGTAATACTAAATATTCTTTATAAAGCGACCGTAAGTTGTCGGATTCTATTTCGGTTTTACTGTCTAAAGACGCTTACCATCAGAATATGAACATTTTACGCATTTCTGTCTTCTATAAATAACATTTAAGCATAAAGCATTTATTACTTAGGATTTTGTGCCTTTGATAGACTGATAGAAATTGAAGTTTTAGTAAATATCTCAAAAACTATATTTAATAGATTATTCGACACTTGTTAAAACTTCGGCATAAAGCACAATTTCTATATGTGTTTTGATAACCATTACTATAAAACTCTACAGGTAGAGCCTATTGTTTTTATGCAGGACATAAAGTACAATAGCTAAAACAATAGTAATGATCTTCGGCACATGATCAGTGGCACGTTGTTTTTCCACCCTACGGCATATAGCACTTGAGGGAAGTTGTTAATTCAACTTAATTACCTACTATAAAACTCGTTCGGTTTATTAACTTTCGACACTAACTAGTATTAGTGTCTCTACAAATGTAAAGACACTAATATTAATTGATAAGCTTTACAGTACTTATCGGCACAGGTTCGGAGTTGTTATTAATCGTCCCAATCATTTAGGACGTCATAACACTGCTTCTGCAATTGTTTACACAGAGTGTAGTATTCATCATAAATACTACGTAAAGCTTTAGCTTTTTCATCATCGGCTTTACGATTGGCTTCACGAAATTCTTCCGGTGTCATCTTTCCTTCTTTTACTGCAATTTCATTTACTTCTTTGGCCTTCAAACAAGCTTTGATTGGATCTTCTTCGTCACGGTTACGCTGCAAATTCAACAATGCATTTTTGCGTTCGAATTCAGAGTCAACAGCGATACGCATCATTTCCTTTGTCAATTTTGCGTTACGTTTCTTAGCCAGTTCTTCAGCTGCTGCAGTTACTACTTCTTTGTTAATGATTCTACCATTACGGATTTCGTCTTTAATTTCGCTCATAATTTTGATAATTTTAATTGTTAATAAATAAGATTTATTCGGATAATTTGTCCATTACGATATCATTAATTTTACTCCAGTATGTATGACCTTGTTTGGTCTGTCTCCAAGTTATTGCTATATCAATAGGTCTCTCAGAGTTAAGAGCAATACGTATATGGTCTTTTGCCGTTCCGTCGCCCCAACCATAGTGAATAATTTTGTCTGTATATTCTTTTATAAATTTACCTTCAGCTTTATTTTCTCTTAAGACATTAGATAATACTGGATTTTTATTTAATTCTTCTCGTATTAATTTTTTAATTTTACTTTTTCTTTCTTCTGGTGGATCTTTACAAGAGCCAAAATTTTGAAGAATAGATTCTTCAAATTCATCACTCCAACTTCTATTTTTCATTCTTTAATTGATTTAATTATTAATAAAAATAGTTTTTTTAAGTCTCGTATATGAATACGACATATAATTATAAGAGAGATTACGATATATAGTATCGCAGGAATATCACCAAACGCATATGACATAACAAAGCCAAAGATCCATATGAAGAATACTACATATTCTATAATCTCTCTTAACATATTATGCCTCCCAGAAAGCTTTAGATACTATACCCGTAAGCTTTTTATTAAGCCGTGGGTGAGTATAGGTATATTCTACATTTGATGAATACTTACCAGAAATTACCTTATTAAAAGTACATTCTACAATCACTTGAGTTAAAGTACTATGAATAGGATCAAATTGTACTTTTTTACTCTGTGGCATATATAACCACATAGATATCTTTCGTTTACTTTTCATATTTAGTTGTTTTTAAATTCAATTAGAAGAAAGTGTTTGTCTTATTCATTTAACTTATTTCGACAATATCCCAACTACTTTATTGACGTACCATATATCTTCATATGGCTTTGATTGTCTTAGGACTCTGGACTTCTACACTTTCTTGGGGATAACCACCATATAATAAAATAATTGATGTTACTGGCGAGTTTCATCATATTTTTTATTTTCTCTTTTGTAAGGAAGCATCCGCTTCTTATGAGAATTTTTATTTTCTCGTAAAGATTTGGATGCTTTCATGTCTTTGAATGTCTTTCCCATTAGAATCTAAATTTGGTTATACCAAGACCTAAGAAGTCACATAACCATCCTAAACCATTAGATTTAAGATAATTCTGTGCTGAAGCATCCATATTCTGTTTTAAGAATAAGATTGCTTGTGCTACTTTTGGATCTCCGTTACCATAGAGTGTAAAGAATCTTCCACTCCAATCAGAGTCTTGAGGATTACCTACAACGTCAATTAATACTTTTGCAGCATTAATAGATGTTGCATTTGACAGTATAGCATTTGCTTCACTTTCATCATAAGTTGTAACAACTAATGAATCAGCATCAGCTTGTGGTTTTACTGTCGTAAAGAAGTCGTGCTTAATACGATTCATAATCGCATCAAACTGTGCAGGAGTAATACTATTAGGTATTTTTACTTCTACGTGTTGTGATGCATCTGGCATCACAATTAATACAATTCCTTTCATTTTTGGATTGTTTTTAAATTTGACATTTGATGACGCCATTATGTCTACAACCATAATGGATCTGTTAATAATGTTGTTGTAGCAACATATAAGCAAAAAGAAATTTTACCTAATAACGAGGATTGGTTTAGGAAAATTTGACTATCAAAACTTGTTTTAAGATACAGCGGAATTGTATTGTCAGTACAATTCTTATCATCTACCTGATTTTAACGTCCGCACGATCATAATAAACTTGCAATTATCGTTATTAAAGAGCAATTGCCACTCTTATTTTACGCATAAAAGTTATTACTTACGCCCCACAGGTTTGTCATCTACTGAGGACGATTGCATCTATATTCACATACTAATGCAATCTTACTGAACTTAATAATAATAGATGAAGATAACTTAAAAATTAAACACTATTACTGAATACTGTCCGCTGGTTCAGCTTTAATTGGTGCGTTGCTAGGTGTTGATTTTTCAAGTTCTACCTGGACTTTGGCTTTTTTTATTCTATTACCATCTATTCCAGGATCTTCTAATCCGGTTTTGTTCAGTTGGTTAACAATTTGTAGGGATACATAATATTCTCGATTTCTTTCATACTCATAAACGTACTTTCGTATGTTTTCTTGAGTACCAAGTTTCTCAAATAATGCTTGCATAATTTCCGGTGGGAAATTCATATAAATCTCATAACAACGATCATGTTCTTTGAGATCTTGCCATTCTATCATGGCTTCTTCTACTGTTGGAACTGTTTCTACAGTAGATACTTCTTCATTTACTGAAGATTGTGTAATGTTAGGAATGTTGTTTCCTGTTACATACTTGTAGGTATTTAATCCTACACATGCCAATAATAATAGCATGATTGTAATCATTGTGCCTTTAAAGACACTAGATTTGTTTTCATTTTCCATTTTGATAATGTTTTTAATTTGTTAAGAAATATAATTGTGTAATGCAATTGAAAAATCCTCTGTAAGAGAGCGCAATGAACCCATTAAATCTCGAGCTATTTCTTTACATTTTAACAGTTCATTATATTCTTCTTTTGATATAATAATACATTCAACTATTTCGTCCTTCTTTTTCTTTAGGATATCTCGCGAAACAACAAAATTTATTTCTTGAGAATCTTCTTTTGACTCTTCATTTTGAGTATCTTTTATTTTTTCTATTTTTATAATTTGAGAAATGTTGTTCATATTTAATTGATTTAAACAGATTAATGAATTCTTGATTTAATAACCAGAGTAATGATATATGTTCGCTGACGCCGCCAAGCCGCTATTATATACTATTAACTCTGGTTAAACATTCTCGTAGTCCTCATCCCGAGTTATCCGAGAATAGGGTCTTTAGAATTTACATTTCAACAAGTTCTATTTTATTATTTCTTACATAGACTGTGTAATTTAACATCCTTTAATAAAGTTGTTAAACTGAGCTTTATCTTACAAATTTTAGTTGTTGGTTTATAAGATAAAGGGGACCATTCGTGAACGTGTAATGAAATTATTACACATTTACTATCATGCGTTGTTTCAACTTTACCAACTTTTCCTGTTTGATTAGTACTAAGTATGGTAAGAGTTTGACCTACTAATTGATATAGTAGACTTTGTGGGTATGCTCTCATGTGTGTACCTCCTTTGTTTTTGTGAAGGTCGCAAATACAGAGAAACATAAGAATCCTGCACCAATCGTAAATGCACCTTCATTAGTACAATCTTTACCAATTACTACAGTAGGAAACAGCAACCAAACTGATTCTTTTGAGATTGTTAATAAAATGTTCATAATATTTTTATTTATTGATTAATTCAAAGTTAAAGGGTTAGTAAGAAGCAGAAACAAGATTTATTTGCAATACTAACCCTTTCTTTTTACACACGAGAAATGTAAATACGATATCCTCGAAGATAATCTATAATATAACAATTAAAATGATTTGCATCTATAATAGATTTTAATCCGTAAGGTACATCTGTTAAATTGATGTCAAATTCATTTTTAAGTATAAAATAAGTTACATCAAGAAAATCATTAAGGAATTTTTCGTCTTTTGCTGATTGTATTAATATTGCTTTATCTCTTTTTAAAGAAATAAATAATTTAATACATTCTCGTAATGTAAGTTTTAGTTGTTTCTTTAACAACCAAAACTGATGAAACCAATTGGCTTCCTTTTTGTTCTCTAATATTAATCTAACCATATATTATGAATTTAATATCAAAGAATAATGACTATTAGCTTCTATGCCAGTATGCTATATACGTTTCAATCTACAATAATATAATATGTGTTATAATATTGTTTAGTATATTAGTGTTCCACTGGACTTATAATACTAGACTCCAAAACCCGTTACTCTTATGTGATTACTATGGCAAACGATAAATTAAGCAGGAATGAGTAACTACGATGAGGTTGTCATTACTTTGGAGAGGTGAGAGTAATAGTGTTCAGTATACAAGTCTCCTAACCTGTACCTTGGCGCATCAACGCATACTTACTAACTATTACTTAGCGAGGAACAATCATTTCACAATGATGAGTCAATATAGAAAATTGACTGTGGAAAGTATTTAAAGACAGTTAAAAATTCTAAATTAAACTATGCGTGATAGCCTTTCTGTATAATAATAGCCTTATACAGTATCACGCATAGCTGGAGTGGGCTCTCCATATTTTTAATACACTTATATCCAACAGGCAATATTGCTATTAATATTGTGATACATTTGTGTGTATTAATATAATCATTCTATGGGCATTCTGTTGGTAATGATACTCCATAGAATTAAAATTATAAACGGTATTACAATTTGTAACATACCCCGTTTATACAGTTAAGCTTGATCTAACTTATAAATTTGATCTAACTTAACCCCTAAAGTAAAGGATATCGCTTCCAATATCCGTCGCTCCGACACTCTAACATATCCGACGAGCCTGATAAATAAATGCTTATTAAAATGAGTAAAAATAGGCGTATTCATCAAGTAGCTAACTTATGAATCGTGTCTATTTTATGCCTCTCAAATTTATTGCATTTTACACCTAAAACTTAGAATCTTACATTTAACTGTAATCTATTACATCCATCTGATAAGTATGGATAACTAAGAAACTGGTGTCCTCAATGACTTGGAAAGTTATTAAGTTTTTTATATAATTGCCTGTCTATTCCAGGCTGCCACGTAAGCTCTCAGCGTAACTCATGCTCATGAGACATAAGTTAGAGAGGAATGGTTCTCATATTACTACTTAAAGTAATGCAGTTTTACCATTATTTACTCCTTACGAATCTATGATTCTGATACGCATTACTCAGTTAGAATCTTCACTGAAACTTATAGTCTAAATTAAACTATAAGACGCTTGTAAAACTTAAATCATAAAAAATAACATATAATAATATAAAAAGGCAGTTTTACTTTATGCCTAGAAAGTTTGAATACTAAGGCTTTTTGTTAAAGCGCTTAAATAACCATTTTGCTATGATATAGCAAATAGCATTAAAAGCTAAACAATTAAATAAAGCTATTGGAAAGTATTCAGAATGTGGACCAGTTGCCATATTATACAATATACCTATTGTTATTAATACGTAAACTGTGAGCATAATGTACATGAAGCATCCAATTATTTTCTTCATATTGTTTATAAATTTAGAGTTAATAACTGTCGTGCATTACTTCATGCACTATTGGTAGCGAATTTGCACGATCGCTTATTTAAGATCAGAATAAATCCATTAATTCACCAAAGTGAATATGTGCAATAATATACATTATTACAAATATTAATACAATTATTATTTGTAATAAGCATCCTATTTCATCATCTTTTCTTGACATAGTATGTTCTTTAAGTAAATATCATGCATACGTTTGTAGAACTCTTTGTATGTTTCACCTGGTAATCGTTTCTTACGATACTCTGCATATTTATCACGATAATCTCCATATCGTTCTATTATCTCAAGAAAACAAAAAAATAGTATTAGCATAATTGGTATAGCTAATACTGGTAGTAGTAAATGATACATATATTTAATTATGTGATTTTATTGATTAATAATCATAAAAATAGCTTGCAAGTGATCTTACCGTCAGTTTAAATTACGCTATATATTATATAAATTGTTAATGGGTGAAAGTGTTAAAAGTGGTTAAAAGGAGTGGGTGAAGAAGCTTTCACCCATTCACCCACTCACCACATTATCACAACAAATCTTCATCGCCGGCATCTGCATCTGCTATAAGTGCATCAGTTGCAGCTTTAGCGGCTTCTTTAGCTGCTTTAGCGGCTGCCTGCTGCTTCTTGTACTCCTTAATAGTCACAATTCGTGTACTATTATGGAACAAGTTATCAGCACGACGTATGATGTAGTTGTTACCTCTAACAGGTATACCATCCTTATCACTAAACCAGTATATTGTGACGTCTGTAAATCGGATTATAACGTCTTTGCCGTCTTCCTTGTGTGTAAGATACTTACCGTCAGCATCTTTACGCAGGAATGGTTCATAGTCACCTACCATGTATGTACCAATGTAGGTTTCATAGTCACCTGATTTTGCTGTATCTACCCACATTTGTAGATAAGCGTTAGCTGCATCTTCTGCAATGCCGTATTTAGGCAATATCTGCAGTCTGATGCCGCTCTCTTGTGCAGCCAGAAGCTTATCCAAGCCTGCACGTACAAAGTCTGCGACAACATATTTAGTCTTGCCGTCCTTAGACTCTTTGATTTCAGCTGCAATGAGCTGATACTTAGCTGCTGATTGTTCTTTGATAGAAGCCATTTCTTTATACGATTAACCTTGTAGCATCGCGAGGTTTTTAAACACAGTAACTTTATAACTCTTTGTGGGGGTCCTTCCCCTACTTGTTAGGAGAGGGGACTTGATTTAGTACTGCTTCACGCTCTCACCATCACGCTATATTTTTTATTTTTTAGAAAATTTTATTCACGCTCTCACTACCATACTACCCAAAAATTTTTATAAAATATTTTTTGAACCATATCCCCATATATACGTTTAAATAATAAACTTTATTATATGATAGAAACAGTTAAAAAAGAATTATTAGAGAAGGGGTTTACCTACAACGAATCCAGTAAATTATGGTACTATCATTATAGTGATTTTGAAGTATTAAGCTTTGTTATGAATGAACATACCAAAGTAAACGGTAATAAATGTATTGCTATTTCTGCCATAACTTTAAATAATTATTTTGAAAATTTAACATATTTTAAGATTTGTTATACATTATATTTTGATAATATTAACAAATTTTATGATTTATTAACACTTTTGAATTATAAAATATATTAAAAATAGTTAAATTATGTTAACAAATAAACTTGGAACAAGAATTTAAAAAGTTAAATAATCATAAATAATGTTAAAATTATTTTTATTTTACTAAAAATGGAACAAAATTGATATATCAAACGTTATCTGTTACTGAGTAATAGATAGTAATAGATAGTAATAGATAGTAATAGATAGTAATAGATATATAATCCAGAGTAAAGATAATAAATTATAAACCATCTACTCTTACTCTAGATCACTTAACTTAATACTATTATGGATGATATAGATTATAACTATTGCAATGATGAAGAGCTTGATATAGATCCTTGTGATGGAGAGTTTAATTATGATTAGATTAGAAATGGGAGAACCAGAGGCTAGAGAAGCTATATTAAAAGGCTTTACAACAATTGATGATATTGAATATATTATTCACCCCCAACCTAGTGGTAGTTGTGATGGATGTGTCTTTGAAGATAGAAAACATTGTCCACAAATAGCTTTAGACATATGCTGTACAGGTGGTAATATATTAAAATACAAAATCTAATATTTTTAGAACATTTTAAAAGTTGCAGCGTTGTTAGTAACAAACTAAATGAATTATTCATGAATACAGAAGATAAAGAATTGATAAATACAGTACTGTCTAAGTTGGAATTTCAATTTATTAAAGATATTTTGGTAAAACCGTTGCCAGAAGAATATGTTGAAAAGGAAATAACCAAGCCGGTTAATACTGGAGAAAAAGATGAAAATGGTTATCAGATTACGGATAGTGAAACAGTTACAGAAAAAGTACCTACAACATTTAAAAAGGGTGTAGTATTAGCAATTCCAGCTAACTATCAATGGGTAGATCCTGTTAATCATCCTGAAGTAGGTGATATTATAGCTTACTCTAGAAAATCTACAATTGATTTTGATCTATTTAAAGATTCTCAGTTAGTAAATCCATATAATGTAGTGGCTTTTATTAAAAAATAAACTAGGCTAAAGCGTTAGTCTTTTAATTAAATCGTGGTTGTATGTGGTGTCACTAGGGGTTAGGTTTTACTTAACCCCTTTTTATTTGTAAAAAGTTGCAACAAAAACACAACTATTACGTTATAGGATTATAAATTTAAGATAAACAATATGATTACAGAGTATAAAGTTATTAAGCCTTTTGGCTGTGCAGATGTAGATGACGTTTTTTCTTATAATGAAAAAAGTGAAAATTTCGTTATGAATTCTGAAAAAGCAACAAAAGAAGTTTATACTGCAAAAAGTATGGCAATTTCTGCCAACGTAATTGATAATTATGTAAAAGCAGGTCTTTTGTCTTCTGTTGAAGATAATAAAGAAGAAGTTTTCAATTCCAAGTTGAAAAGACTTTATGTAGAAATTAAGAGATTACAGAATAAATACAATCAGCGTAACAAAGTAGTTGCTGAAAAATATAAAGCTGGTAAAATGCCTACATGTCAAAAAGTAGAACATGATACTGTTTACTTTAATCTGATGAAAGTTCTAAATAAATTTGAATCTATTATAAATGAATAAGCTTGTTAAACAAGTCAACAAGGATGAACTTATAACAGAATTCTTACACACACTTAATGGTATACTCAGATTAACTGATAGAGAATTAGAGCTAATGGCTACATTAATTAGAATGGATATTGAATATGAAAAAGAGCCAAATACAAATAAAAATGTAGCTAATAGACAAAATAGAAAATGGATTATAGAAAATCTAGGGATTACTAAGGACAATCTGAGTAGATACATTAAGTCTTTCAAAGAAAAAGGAATATTAAAAGCTGGTCCTGCAGAAGATGAACTATATGTGAATAAAGCTTTAATACCTGTTGTTATTGGTGATAGAGTCCAGTTGACTATCATTTTAAAAATAAAATATGGAAACTCTGAAAATTAAACCTGGTAGCATCTTACTTTGGAAAGAACATTCAAGAATAACTAAACTATTTAGTAAGCTATTTCATATAGATCTATCATACAATAAGTTCCATTATATTACAGATCATACGACATTGTGTTTTCCTATTACTAAGGGTAATATTGATTATGATGAATTAGTAATTTTAGAACCAAGAGAGGATTACACAAAAGAAGAAATCAATTTATTAAATTCTTTAATTGTTTTTGATGCCGATCGTTGGACAGATACTTTAAAGATATTTGCTAATACAGTTAGACCTAATTCTATAGAAATAGATAGTGATCTCGATGATTTACTTTGGAATGAAAACTATAAAATAGCATATGATTTCTCAAAAAAGAATTAGTATATATACTCAATTAGCTAACAAATATAACATACCTTATCAAGTAGTAGAAGTAATATGTAATCATCCATTTAAGTTTGCAAACGAAAAGATAAGTAATACTGATGATATTAAACCAATAATGTTTAGTTATCTTTTCAAGATAAAACCCAAAAAGAAATATGGCAAAGAAATTGAACAAACCTCGTAATATTCTACTATTTCAGAATTTATATCCAATAAATCTTTATATATCAGATATAGATAATTGGGATGAAATAACTCAATTCTTTGACTTTTTCTTAACTACTAAACATCTTCAAAATGAAGATAAATGTGAAACACCAGATAAACCAAATAATGCATTAGGAGTTACTTATTTGGTAGCAGAAAAGAAAAGCGGAACCATGGGCATACTAATAGTATTAAAATCTAAAGTAGAATGTTCTACATTAGCTCACGAATCAATTCATTATGCAGATGCAGTTTATGATTTTCTTAGAATGAATACTGAAGGTTATGATGAGGGAAATGAACAATATGCGTATTTAGTTACTTGGTGTGTGGATCAATTAGAAGAATATTTACGATGGAAGGAAAGAAAAACGACAGAAAAGATGATAAAACAAGATGGGAATTAATACCATTAGATTGTCTTGAAGACATAGCTAGAGTATATACAGAAGGAGCTAAGAAGTATGGTGATAATACTTGGCAGAATCTCGATAACGGCTATGAACGTTACAAAGGAGCTTTGTTAAGACATTTATATGCTTCTTCTCTGGAAGAATTTGATCCTGAAACCAAAGTAAGACATGAAGCAGCAATCGCTTGGAATGCATTAGCTCTTTTATATTATGCAAAAAATGGAAGAAAAACTAGATCAGATTTTGCTAAATCAAGCAACAATAATGCAGATGCTAAAAGCAATATATCAAGAAGTAAGTAAGAGTAATTTTGCTGAAGATTATGCTGCAAATCTAGCAGCACAGATGACCGAAATAATATTAGGAAATAATATAGTAAGAAAATAACATGGAAGTAAAGTTTAAGAAATTAACAAAAGATGCGGTATTACCTACTTATGCTAACCCGAATGATGCAGGATTAGATTTAACAGCTACTAGGTTTACTCAGGAATTTGATAAGAGTGGTAAGATGGTGCTTGTATATCATACTGACTTAGCAGTTGAGATTCCTGAAGGTTATGTAGGCTTTATCTTCATGAGATCATCTGTATCTCAGAGATCTTTGTCACTGTGTAACTGTGTAGGTGTAGTAGATTGTGATTACAAAAATGAAATCATGTGTAAGTTTAAACTTACTACAGATGCATTACCTACTATCTATCAACCAGGTGAGAAGATCGCACAGTTAATTATTATGCCTTATCCGAAGATTGAACCAGTAGAAACAGAAGAATTAGCTGGCGAAGATAGAGGTGGTGGTTTTGGTTCATCAGATAATAAGACAGAAAATGAGACACAAGAATCAGGACGAGATAGCGGAACAACTGAAGGAGATAATAAATAACTACAGCCGTAATCCAGAGTATGTAAATATGTTTTACACTAAACAAGAAGCGATTGATGCTTTAAATAGACATTATAAATTAAGATACTTAAAATTTGATTAATATGATTTACAATTTAAGATATAACAGTTTGTTAAGTAGTAAAGATGGTTCTCTTGAAAATATTCAGGATTCTTTTGGCAAATACGATATAATCGATTATTATTACATTTTACCAGAAGCTGGTGAATTGTATTACAATGGTGAAAAATACGAGATTACTGAACCTAGTATATTGTTTAAAGCATATACTACAGAAAAAGATAAAGCTCCTGAAATTGTAATTGCACCTTGTGCTTCTGTTATCAACAGATTAGTAGAATTAAGAGAAATGAGAAACAATTACAGGAAGTCACGTGATTGTGAAAATTGTGAAAAAGATTGTTGTGATTCTTGTTCGTGTTAAATGAAACTATTTGATATTCTGGCAGGTAAAGTAGTTATACACAATGATGCCCTAGGTATCCCAGCCTTTAAAAAAGTATGGGATGCCGATAAGGCAGATAAAGAAATGGCTACCAAATATATCTCATACATAGTTCTTAAAAATAAATATGATAGTCCATATGTCCAAAGTATGGACAGTGATAAGATAGAACCAAGATTGAAGCAAGAACTATTTGGAGATAAAAATATAAAACTTCCTAAAGAAGTAATTGAAGCTGAACAAGCTTATATAGCATTTGCAAACACCTTAACATTACAACTACTGCAAAATGCTAGAAAGAAATTAGAAAGTATATCTAGATATTATAGTGAATCTTTAGCTGATGAACTTGACGAAAAGAAGGTAAAAGATATATTAGCAGGTATGGGTTCATTAGGTAATACTATAAAATCTCTAGATTTACTCGAGTCTTCTGTAAGAGCAGAAGAATTGTCAAATTCAAAAGTAAGAGGTGGCGGAGAGCTGAACCCATTCGAGCTTGCCAAGTAGTTGTAACAATATAAACACAATTTAAAACATTAAAAACCAAGCAGCGTTGCTGCATAAAATTATAAAGATATGGCTAAGACTAAAATGACTGGCAAAACTGCCAAGGCTAACGGTACTATTACTCTGGATTTTACAGAAGCATATAAGAAACATCAGGAATATTTGGATACACCTTGTAAAGGTAGTATGCCAATTCCAGAAAAAACATCCGTTAAAATTTCAACCTGGCAAAAGATCAAAAATTGGTTTAAGAGAAAGTAACATGGTTGATTTCAGTAAGAAGATAATAAATTCAAATAAATTTAGACAGCCGGCCATCCAGTTTATGGAGACCGGCTCTTACTGTTTATACCCTAAAGGAACTTCAGAATACTTTTCATTTTGGGAAACCGAAATGGATAGATGTATTAACGGCTTTACTGCAGAAGATGGTGATTACATCACAGGTTATAACTATTTCTATCTTAATTATTGTCCTATTCAAAGAATTGTCTATAAGATTGCAAAAGATGCAAAAGGATGTGACGTAGTAAAGAAGACTCGTGAAACAGCTTTTCCTGATTTCTATGATTATGATTACTATTACTTTTTATCTATAGAAGAAGCTGAAAATCAGGGTAAACACTTGTGTGTGGCAAAAGCTCGAAGGAAAGGCTTTAGCTATAAAGGAGGTGCAATGTTATGCAGAAATTTCTTTCTAATACCTAATTCAAAATCATATGTATATGCTGCTAATAAACAGTATTTAACAGAAGATGGTATTCTTACCAAGGCTTGGGATTACATGGATTTTATTGACGGTAATACAGCCTGGGGTAAAAAGAGACAAGTATCAAATACAGCCATGAGACGTAGAGCTTCTATGCTTGTTACTGATGATTATGGTAATAAGGTAGAAATAGGTTACAAATCTGAGATAATGGGTGTATCTATTAAAGATAATCCTGATTCAGTCCGTGGTAAAGCTGGTAAATTAATCTTATGGGAAGAAGCTGGATCTAATAATCAATTAGAAGCTGCATGGCAAATTGCTAGACCTTCTGTAGAACAAGATGGTGTAGCATTTGGTTTAATGATCATGTTTGGTACAGGTGGTGATGAAGGTGATAACGTAGCGGGTTTAAGAAATGCATTTTATGATCCTAAAGCATTTAACTGTATAGAATTTGATAATATATGGGATGAAGGAGCACAAGGTGGTAAACCGTGTGGATTCTTTGTACCACAGCATACTAATCTAGATATACGTGATGAGAATGGTAAGAGATTATATATGGATGAAGATGGTAATACCTTACATGAAAAAGCTAGAGAATTCATATTAAATCTTAGAGAAGAAGAATTAAAAAGTGCTAAGAGTTCTCAACAAGTAGATAGATATTGTGCTGAACACTGCTTAGATAAAAATACATGGATAAGTACAGAAGATGGCGTAAGCAGAATAAAAGATAATCCTAAAGCCTGGATGACAGGAATTAGAAAAATTTATGAAGTTACTACAGAAGATGGTACAAAAGTATTAGCTACAGATAACCATCCATTCTTCAATGGTGAAAAATATATTTGTTTGCGCGATTTGAAAGTGGGTGATACTATTAAATATTATAATACTATTTTTAGTACCGAGTATCAATATGTAGAAATTCCTGGATTAATTCCTGCAACTAATTTCAAATTAAAAATAGATGAGGATTGGGCAAAATTTATCGGTTTGTTTATGGGGGACGGAAGTTTTTACGGTAAACAAGGAAAAATTAGCGTTATCTTTGATAAAAAAGATATTTCTTCTTTTAAGTGGTGCTCTGAATTCTTTATTAAGAACTTTGGGAATGCAACAGTTTCAGATAGTGGAAAAAATAAAGGAGCTTGGGAATTAAACGCAACTAGAATTAATTCTACTAATGTATTCAAAGCTTTAGATTTAATCAAAAGTTCTTCCAGTGGTACATTGAAACGATACGTACATGTGCCTGAGTACATTATGAAATCTCCAAAATCTGTAGTAGCTGCGTTTTTATCTGGTTTATTTGATTCTGACGGTTTCTCTACAAAGGATGGAACTCGTATAGGTTTCTTTAGTAAGAATATAGAGTTGTTATACGATATGCAATTCTTATTGCGTGGTTTTGACATTCATGCTAAAATAAGCTCTAGACAGCAAAAAAATGGAAACGGGTATGTATATACAGAAAATAAATTAAACTTACATAAAATAGATATTCCTGTATTTAGAGAGCAAATAGGTTTTTTAAGCGATAGAAAAAATAATAATATTGAGCTTTCATCGGCTGTACGCAAAACTAAAGATTATCACTACAGTAAAATTACGTCAATAGAATACATAAAAGAAGATGAAGCTTGGGATATTGAAACCAGTACTCACGCTTTATCTGCAAACGGCATATGGGTACACAATTCAGAGACACCAGCAGAAGCTTTTACCGAATTATCTGGTAATATATTCCCTAAGAAGGAATTACAGAAGCAATTAGCTAAGATAAGAACTAATAAGAAATTAGCTAATGCAAAACAAGTAGGATTCCTTACTGAGGTAAAAGGGGAAATAGTATGGAATATATCAAAGAATAAGAATGATATAAAAGAATTCCCTTTACCTAAAACAGCAGATCCTACAGGGGCTGTAGTAATATGGGAGCATCCTGTAAAAGATGCACCTTTTGGTTTATATGTAGCTGGTATTGACCCATACGATCAAGATCAATCTGGTACTAACTCTTTAGGTTGCTGTTTGATATACAAACGATTTCAAGACTTTGAATCATACCAAGATGTTATAGTAGCAGAATATACTGGTAGACCTAAAACAGCTGAAGAATTCTATGAGAATGTTCGTAAGTTACTTAAGTATTACAATGCTAAAGCTATGGTGGAAAATCAGAATACTGGTATTTTTACATATTTTAACAATAAGCATTGTAACTACTTATTAGCCGATCAACCAGATATTATACGAGATATTACTAATTCCTCTAAAGTAAATAGAGGAAAAGGATGTCATATGACAAAAGAAATTAAAGCTTGGGGTATTGATAGAATAAAAGAATGGCTTGAAGAAGATCTTGGTAATGATACTTTAAGATTAAATACTATTATGTCTGAACCATTACTTGAGGAATTAATCAAATATAATGAAAAAATTAACGTAGACCGAGTAATGGCATTACTACAGATTATGATATACAAAGAACAATTGTATAATTATCAAGTAAAGCAAAAGACTGAAAAGGAGAAACAAATTAGATTATTTAATGCTCCTTTATTTAAAAATTACGATAATACTTATGAGCCACAGATAAATAACAGTTTTAGTACAACCACTTATATGTTTACTAACTAATATGGAAAGAAATATATCAAACATGCCTGTACAAAAGCTACCCATGTCTAAAAAGACAGAAGAGTGGCGTAAAGATTGTGTAGACTATTTTATAGGTATATCTGGTTTTTCTTCTGCTAACTCAATTCCAGATGAAGAGGAATTACAGAGTTATTATGATTTATATAATAGTATATATAATGAAAAAGATCTTAAATATGTTACTAATCCTTTTAACCAAGATGATGGTTTCCCAGCAATGGCTCAGGATTATAATATAATTAGACCTAAAATAGATTTATTATTAGGAGAAGAAACAAAGAGACCTTTTAACTACAATGTATGTAGAACTAGTGATGCTGCTGCTGGAGATATTCAAGAGAAAGCTAAACAAATGTTATTGGAATATACACAAGCAGCAATGATGGCTCAATTAGGTCCAGAAGAACAACAAAGATTTCAACAAGCTTTACAAACAGGCGAAATACAGACACCAGAAAAAATACAAGAATATCTCACTAAAAGTTATAAAGATGTTGCAGAAATAACTGCATACAATTCTTTGAACTTCTTATGGAAAAAATTAAATTTACCACACGAATTTGAAAAAGGATTTAAAGATGCTTTATGTGGTGGATTGGAATTCTATTATGTAGGTATTAGAAATGGTGATCCATTCGCAGAGAGAGTCAATACTATGGACTTTAAATATCCTGCAGAAGAAGGTGTTGAATTTGTAGATGAAGCATCTTGGTGTGTAAGAAGAATACGTACATCAGTAGCTAGTTTGTATGATGATTATTATGATAAACTAGATGAAAAACAGTTAAATCATTTATTAGAATTGGTAGGTCAGAAACCTACCTCTGGCTACGGTCCTGATAAAAGTTCTGTTGATGATTACAATCACATTACCTTAAATAGATATAACTCAATTAACGGTTATATGGAAGATAGGGTATTAGATGATGTTATATTATATCATGTATGCTGGAAATCATTTAAGAAAATAGGTTTTGTAACTATTATGAATCCTGATACAGAAACCGTTGAAGAATTTGAAGTAGATGAAACTTATAAAGAAACAGGCAACGAAATATCTGTTGAATGGAAATGGATTACTGAAACTTGGGAAGGTTATAGAACGGCAGACGAAGGCGATGAAGATGCGCTTTACTTTGGAATGCAACCTGTAGAATATCAATTTGAAAATAGTTCTACATTAAATTCCGGTAAGTTACCTTACACTGGGGTAGCCTACAGTAATACTAATAGTAAAGCTAAGTCTCTTGTAGCCATTATGAAACCATTACAGTATATGTATATTATTTTATGGTATCGTTTAGAATTAGCTATAGCGAGAGATAAAGGCAAACTTCCAGTTATTGACGTGACTCAAATACCAAAAAGTATGGGTATTGATGTTGATAAATGGATGCATTACATGAATGCACTGGGTGTAGTATTTGTTAATCCTTACGAAGAAGGATGGAACATTCCTGGTAGAGAAGGTGGTAAACCATCACCGTACAATCAATGGGCTTCTATTGATGCTAGTATGGCCAATACTATTAATACTTATATTGGATTGCTAGATAAGATAGAACAAATGGTATCAGAATTATCTGGTGTATCTCCTCAGAGACAAGGGGCTATCTCTAGTAATGAATTAGTAGGTAACGTTGAAAGATCTGTAGTTCAATCTGCACATATTACTGAACCTTGGTTCTGGTTACACAATCAGGTAAAGAAAAGAGTTTTGTCTATGTTACTAGATACATCTAAATACGCTTGGAAAGATACTAAAAAGTATTTGCATTATATGCAAGACGATGTTACAAGAGTGTTCTTACAAATAGATGATAACTTCTGTTATGAAGATTTTGATATTTTCGTATCTGATAGTACTAAAGATAATCAGGCAATTGAACAGTTACATAGTCTAATTCAACCCGCTATGCAAAATGGAGCTTCGTTGTTAGACGTTGCCGAGATCATTACTTTGGATAACTTAAGCATGATTAAATCTAAGCTTAGAGATATCGAGAATAATAGAATGCAACAGCAACAGGCTTTACAAGAACGAGAAGCACAACAGCAACAGCAACTTGTTCAGATGCAGAATGAAGTTAAAGAACAAGAACTTATGCTTAAAGAAGCTGAAATGGATCTTGAAAAATATAAGATTGATCAGGATAATGCTACTAAGATTACTGTTGCTCAATTGAATGCTTATCGTGGTTCTGAGAATATGGATCAGGATATGTCAGGTGTATCTGATCCTATTGAAATAGGTAAACAAGAAATCGAAAGACAAAAAGCTGTATCTGACGCAATGACTAAACAAATGGATATTGCAAATAAGATGCGTGCTGAAGATAATAAGAAAGCAATAGAACCACGTAAAATAGAAGCACAGAAAGAAGCTGAAAAACTTAAAGCTACTATTGAACGTGAAAGAATAGCTTTGGAAAAACGTAAGTTAGAAGAGGCTAAGAAGTTGCAGATTCTTAAAGACAAAGCTGCAATGGAACGTGAGAAATTAAAAGCTAAAACAGCCCTTAGAAATAAGACAAACGCAGAAGCAGCAAAATCTAAAAAGAAATAAATATGTCGGGTGTCTATCAAATATATAATCCAATAAATAATAAAAGATATATTGGAAGTTCAATTAATGTAGAAAGAAGATTAAAAGAGCATTTAAGAAATCTTAAGAAAAACACGCATTGTAATGTCCATCTTCAATCTGCATATAATAAATACAAGGATGTCTTACAATTTCAATTTTTAGAAGAATGTGAACCAGATGAATGTCTAATTTTCGAACAATATTATTTAGATTATTACAAATCGTATAATAGAGAGTTCGGATATAATATTGATCCTGAGGCAAAATATGCAGGAAAACATTTATCTGAAGAAACCAAAGAGAAAATTAGACAAAAAGCTTTAAATAGAAAAATATCCAAAGAGACTATTGAAAAAATTAGATTGAAAAATTTAGGTAAAAAAAGACCTAAACAATCCGATAAAATGAAGAATAGATGGAATATTACAAAACAATATTTCGGATATAATTGCATGTCTGAAGAAAAGAAAAAGGAAACAATAGACAAAATAAGGGTAAAAACTATAGAACGTTATAAAGACTATAAAAATAAAAAGAATAACATCTTTATAAAAGCTATTTTTGATAATGGCGAATGTAAATACTTTTATGCGTATAAAGACGCTTCTAGGCAATTGAAAATAGACAAAGGTTCTATACGATACGCTTTTAAATTCAAAAATGGTAG